ATGAATCAATTAACTGATTTTTTTAGCATATTTTGGAAATATTTTGAGCCATTTTTAAAATTTATTTCCACAAATCAAATCTTAAGTGGCGCCGTTGCTACTCTCATTGCAGCTGTATTGATTTTTATATTCAAGGAATATATTAAGCCGCCACCAAATTTTTCGGGTGTCTTTGAAATTGAATGTAAAACAGTAAAATCCGCATATAATCCTTACTTAAATTTAAAGACGTTTTATACACTGGTTTTGATTTGTGATAACAACAGCATCGAAGGGTGTATTGAGAAAACAAAAGATGTTGAAAGAAATAATAGCATAAGAACATATACTGGTAAACATAGAAGTATTGGCGAGGTTCGCGGGGTGATTAAGAGAAATTATTTAAGGAAAAACCATGCCTCATTGAATATAAAAATGGATGGTGAATTAAGAAATTACACCATTCTTCTGTATTTCCGGAGGGTAAATACGGATGCTATGTATGGTAAATTTTGGTCAACGGCTGCAGATTCCTCAGGAGAAGTGAAATGGCAGCGAAGCGCTTTTTGATTTTCTTACTATCATTTCCATATTTATTAATGGCCGTGGTCGTTTTTAAATTCAGAGTTAAAAGTATTATTGATGATTATGATAAATGTATTGAATATATAAGGCATAGTACAAGAAATGAAAGAGCTATATCTTTATCCTTAATTGATACATTAAGATTAGCTGAGGATCATCGGCAACTATTACACAGGGGCGTGGATCCAGTTGCTATTTTAAGAACTATATATCTGAGGTTGTTTAAAAAAATTCATCAAGGCGCAAGTACTATAGACCAACAGTTTGTTAGAACAATAACTAAGAGATATGAGAAAACAGTCCGAAGAAAAATAAGAGAACAAATATTAGCTATTCTTATCAGAAAGGCCTCAACTGCAGATGATATCTGTATAGCTTATATATCTTGTTGCTACTATGGTTATGGTACTTATGGGATAGCTAAACTTCTCAAAACTCATGCAAACATTAGTGAGTTTGACATTGCAGCACGGGTTAAGTACCCATTCAGGAAAAATGTTGACGAGCTTACTGAAGGCAAATTTTGTCGAAGGGCACTATATCTTTCTTATCTATGTAAATCAAACCCGGATAGGGCGTCTATTTTTTTACGAAAAAAAATTAAAAGTTTTATTAGTCGCTAAACTTTTAAATGTGTTTTTTTAAGAGGGGCCGTATACTTTCTATATGCCCTGCTGAATAATGTTTTTCCTGTTATTTTAAAAATAATTGCAGTGGTTAGTTTTTGTCTGATTTGGACTGAGAAAAATCATAAGGGGTACTTTTGGGGTATCATTTAAGATGAATTATTATAAAAATTATTATTCAGCCGTTTAATACTTTTGTTTCGTTCGTATTATCACCAACTAATGGAAGTGGCAGCTGAAATTTGCCATTTTAACAAATATGTTGATATCCGCTTCTCGCTCATAGCGGACCTTAAGCGTTTAAGGGAAGACCCTCAGATCTTCCTTTCAATGACATTCAGGTGCAGACCTCTTCTTACACTGGATACTCATCATCAGCTTCAGTAGAGTTGATGAAGAAAGTCACCCTGCCCATGACTTCGACCTCTTCCGCTGCGTCGCCTTCTATCGCCTCGCCGTCCTCTGTGATTAATGCTTTTCCCAGAAACCGTGCAAATTGAGTCTGCCCGCCACTTAAGATTAGCAGCACTTGCCCCTGCATCAGTCGGGTAACAGGCTCGATCACCGCAAACCCAGATGACGTTTCGAGGATGCGGCTTTCGTTAGTCGTGCAGATACTGGCCGGTGAAAGTCGCTGTTCGACATAATCGTTTGCCGGAGATACGAATCCCATCAGAGCACCCTTCCCATGTTGCGGAGGATCCAGTAGCGGTTCTCGCTGCTGTCCGGCGTCTTGTCGGCAAAGTCTGGCTGGTAATACTTTATCCACTCGTTGGCCTCGGCACGGCTGAAATGCCAGTGTACCTTGGCCAGTTTGCGAATGAAGTCATCAGTACGTAAACACTGAAATCCTTTCGGGTTTTGCTGTATGGCCGCGGTAAAAGCCGCGTTAATGTCTGATTTGCGGGGCATGGTGACCTCTCATTTATTATTACTGTGTATTTATACAGTAGTTTTAAAGAGAGTCCAGGGCAAGGAGGCTGTGCCTATTGATAATTACTGCTGAACATCCTGCTGGTTTTTCGACTGGGCTTCAACCATGACTGTTAGCCAAGCCTTGAGGGCTTGACGAGTACAAGTGGTTTCATCCAGGTCGATTTCACCAGCCCAGTACACAGATTGTTTCTGGATGCAGAGACAAAGGTCGGGCCGACACAGCTAAAAGGCTTGAATAGCGCTGCCAGCAAAAGCGATTGGAAATTATTTTAATGTAGTGTATTTTAGATATCTACCCACATAAATAATGAAGCCCACCTATCATGGACATAATTACCAAACCCACTTACTGGCAACCGGATTATTATGTAGAGCTTTTAAGTGCTTCTGACATTGAAGATAAGGAAATATATTTCCAAAAAATAGTTATTACAGAAAATCTTTATAACCTTATTCTTAATTATTATGAAAATAATAATTTTTTTTGGAAGCAAACCACTTCTATAAATGCTAATGATAGCATTTCTAAAACAATAAGTTACGGGTTGTTATTTAGTTTATGCAAAGAAATAGATATCAACGACTCAACCTCTTATTATATAAATCAATACAATACAGAGAACGCACCTGAGGAGAAAACATTTTCAAAAACACCTGAAGACCAGGCATGCATTGAAAAAATAAACTTTTTAAAAAGCCAGCAAGGAAGTTATTATTCCATTTACAGACTTATTGCAGGGATTTTGAAAAAATACCATTTTGAAATATTATCCATCACCGTTTGGGAACACTACCTTCGATATAAATTCAGCTCGGAAGTAACTGGAAGAACTTCACTGCTCAGTTGTGTGGCTATAGATGCTTTAAAAGGATACAAGCAACCTAGACATACAACACACTCCTCAAGTTCTTTGTATGACACTTTTTCAGGTGATGGGAGCAATAATACATACCTTGGTGATGGATTATGGATTTCCCCTTCCGGTGATATTTCTGATGAAGGGCGTTGAGCGTCAAATAAAGCGTATGCTGTTACGCTTTAAGCGTCTGCATTTCATATTGTAGCTGGGCGACCTGCGTACTCAGCATTTCGATTTTTGCAATCGCAAGATGCAGCGCCAGCGCCGTATCCATCATGATGACATTGTTATCCAGCGCAAGGGTGTCGTCTTTATCACAACGATTCCCGTCCTCATCGAACTCAGGTGCAGCAGGAACCAGCTTCACATACTCACGGTCAATATCACGTAAAGCATCCTGAGCAATTATCCCCCGACGTGCCCGTTCGAAGTAATCCCCGTTATACACGAACGTGCAGGGTTTCAGCTTCCTGATGTTCTCGTAAGATGCCTGGCCGTCGTCATAGGTGATATCGTGCTTCAGAGTGGCATCAGAGGTCGCTGACTTCTGATAAGTGTAGTTGCCAGCAAATCCACCATCGCCACTTGTCGAAGTGACAAAATCCCCGTTGGCTGGGGTGAAATACCAGTACCGTATCTTGGACCCACTATCTCCGAACTGTGTTAGCGCAGTGTTAGCCCAGGCGCCCAGCCCGTTACCAACATTACCCCACATCGATCGGAGGTTATACCCACCACCATGTTGATACCCCCAGGAAAGGCCAGCTATAGCCCCGTTACCCGGAGAATCCGTGGAGGTTTCCGCGTAATAGGAGGCATAGTGTGCCTGTGCTGAGTTCCACCACGAACTCACGGCTGGACCGCCCATATACAAACGTCCCGGAATTTGCCCATTGCCGTTGGACATGAAGTCGAAGTAGTTGTTCTGCGCGGAGTCAGTACCCCCCGCATTTTGCAACACTACCAGTCTGGCAATGGAGTAGTTCCATTCGATGCGCTTCACGATCTGGAGTTGGGCGGATATCTTCTCAACACCATTTACGGTGTACTGTGATTTTATGTATCCGCCATAAACCGTACTCCCGACCCCCGGCAAAGACGCATCATTGATGGTGGATGTCCAGGCAGCAATGGCCCTGCTTAATTCAGCCGTGTCTATTCTGTTTGCCATAACTTAATTCCTTATGCCCAGACGCGAGCCGGTGTTTTCGGGTTAACCACAAAGTCGTTCAGCCCGGATAAATCGAGCGAGTCATTCATGACCCGAAAATTGACGTGATAGCCTGGCTCTGTGGTGTACTTAGTGATTTCGTTTTCTTCGCCGGGATTGATAACTTCAGCAGGGACACTGATAACGCCAATGATATCCAGGCTGATAACAGGGTGAAATAAACCTCCCTGCTCTTCATCATCAACAAACCCCGCCGCGATTAACTGCGTGCGCATTTCTTCGGCGTCTTTGAAACGTAGATATAAATCTCTCATTAGCGGAGTCCATTAATTTGATTGAGCGTCAGCAAGCGGTGCCAGATACGGAAGTTACGGATATGATAAACGGCGAAAGAGTTGCTATTAAATCTGATGGATGTGCTGGATGATGTTGGGCCAGTAGGCGCATTTCCCGCGCGCGTAGTGCTTTTGCCATCAAAGTAACCGACAACTGTATTATCGTTGGCAACATCAACAGTCTGAACATATATTTTCTTATTGAATGGGTAAGTCACATTTGGAATGGCTATTCCACCTGATGACCGATAAGAAATTAACTGGTTCGAAACCCCCCGGAGAATAATATCGTTACGCGCTCCCACATTTAATAAAAAGTCCACGTAGGCCGGGCCAGTTGTAGGCTGAACAAACTGATCTACTGTAAATTCCAGTGCTATGGTACGGGCGAAGATGTCGCCCACCGTGTTGTAACCGATGTTCCCTTGCGGCTGCAAAGTGAGCAGATCCCCGATCCTAGTCACAGCCGCCGAGCCTGTCGGAATATAGCTCGTAGGGATGGCGGTTTTTTCTACCTGTACGGTTTGTACATAAATAGCAGCGCCAGCAGCGATATTTGCGGTGCCGTTGAACCATATTTGACCAACTAATGAACCAGCACTGGCGACAGCAATGGTCATACTGGCATATATATACCCATCACTACCTAGCGACGTTGTGTAAGTTGCCCCGCCAGATGGTCCACCAACTCTTGCACCAGTAATACCGTCAAAGGCAACATCAGCTATCTGCACATTATCGAGTGCAAAGCGGAAACGAACCCTATCCGATGTTGATTTGAATCTGGCGGATATAGTGAATATTTCACCAGCTGCGGCGGGGATCGTTGGGGTTCCCACTATCCAGTGGTTATTGCTAGGTGTCGTGGCATTCACTGTTCCGAAATAAGTTACAGCTTGAGTTGCGCCATCAGTAATAACCTTGTCGGTTAGGGAGCCGTGTGTGCCCCATTTGGATGGGTCATCACTATTCAGAATATAATTAGTGCTCTGCCCCTCCATTAACAATCCGTCGCGTTCAAAACGCGGCTCGTTAATTTCAGCGATCTGCAATACACCGGATTTGTCGATATACGTTGCTTTGGTTGACCGGGTAAAGGTCGCTGATTTAGTTGGCAGCTCAAGAACCTGCCCGGAGATCGTTAGCTTGTCGTAAGGCGCGAACCCTGCCAGCAGGCGCAGGTCATCATTGAGCGGCAACCAGACGTCAGGGAATGGCGCGGCCTCATAGGGTACAGAGGTCAGCAGCTGCGCGGCGGCAAGGGATGCGGCGGCGCTGCTGGCGCTATTAGCAGCATTGGTTTCCGACGTTTTGGCATTCGTCTCAGACGTTTTTGCGTTCGTCTCGGAGGTTTTGGCATTCGTTTCGCTGGTCTTGGCTGCTGAAGCGCTGCTTGCCGCTGCGGTCTTTGATGAGTTCGCGTTCGTCTCAGAGGTCTTTGCATTTTTCTCTGATGCTGCCGCTGCAGCGGCGCTGGCACCTGCCGCACCCGCTTGGGCGATCAGCTTTGTCCAGCTGGGACCCGTCTTTTTTGAACCGTCTGCACGAGTTATGGTGACGTCGCCGGTACCCGACAAAATCAGGTCCTGGTTGATGATACTGCTTTGCGCCAGGCGAAACCCTTCCGTGACGGCTTTAGCTAAATCGTCATCAAGTGTGGCCATTCGTGCTGTCCTTAAAATGAAAAACCCAGCCGGAGCTGGGTTGGAGGTTCTGAGGTGGTGGAGATTAGGAGAATGAGCCGGTACCGCGCGTAATGGTCAGTGTCGGAGCGGCAATACGCTTACTTGCCGTCCCGGTACCAGTTACCGTAATCGTCCCTGTAATCACGTTTGCCGTAATGTTTCGAACAGCATGACGTACGGTTATCCGAAGCCCACCGGTTCCCGCAGGAATATAGACGGAGCCTAAGTCACGGACATCGCCGTTAATGTTGAGGGTGATGTTTACCAGGCCTTCCCCTTGAATAGATGACGCTGTAATCATCGCCTCAAGCAGAGCTGACTTATTCAATGATGATGAGGAGGAGTCAGTGAAAGTTATGGTATTGGTTGCCACACCTCCGCCTGAAACGTAAGTATCTGAAGACACACCAACGTTAGCCACATCACCAATGAAGTTTGTCGCTTCAACCGTGCCCTTAAAGCTCCCACTGGTCGCTTCAACCCTGCCTTTAAAGCTCCCGTCAGTGGCATAAATCGTCCCGCGAACGGTCACGCCATTAAACGTGGCATACCCGGACTTATTGATATGCCAGCCGACATTGCCGGTCCCGTCCCAGTTGCTGGACTGGATGTAATTCCCGATCTTGCCGTTGTCGATTGAACCGTCCTGGATGAACACCGAACGCATAAACATCTGGCCGCCAGTCGAAGCAAACACCAGCTCCTGTCCGTTCGTCGTCGGGTTATAAACCGCGAACGTATCGGCAGAAATCAGGAAGTTTGAGGCCCCTGTGCCGTCAATGCCCAGCTGGATACCCGCGATGCGTTTGACACCGTTCGCCTCCACCTGGACTTTAACACCCCATTGCGCGTTCAGCTTGCCGTTGATGTCAGCAACCGCCTGGCTGGTCGTCTGGACGTTAGCGTTGGTTTGCCCAATCGACGCCGTCACCTGCTGAATGCTGGTCGCCGTGGCGCTCTCCAGATCCGTAACGGCTTTATCAATGCGCGTAATGGCGGCCGCGTTGGTCTGGCCGTTTTGCTCAACCGTGGCCTTAAGCGTCGTGACCTGTTCGGCCACAGCGCTGGTTGCATCCGCGGCGGTCTTCTTGGCTTCTGTGATTTCAGCCATCGTTTTTGTTTCGCCAACGGCAAACGTGACGCGCTGATCCGAAAATGCAAAGAAGTTGGCGAGCGCGTTACTGACACTACCGACAATACCGGCGTCGCGGCTGGCAGTATTACCGTCCACATCCACTTTCAGGCTGTCGATACGACGCCCCAGCGCGGAGTCACCATCCGTACGGGCCGTGGTTTCCGTGTTGATGTCAGCCGTGTTCTTGTCAGTTGTCGCCTTAACCGCAGCCAGCGCGGTAGTCTGAGCCTTGTTGTTATCAGCGACGGCTTTATCGATGCGCGTGATATCGCCGGTATTTTTCCCGACGGTGGTCTGCAGGCCTGACAACGTGGTGGCCTGCGCCTCCTGCTCAGTCGTTAGCGTTGCCAGTTCCTGCGTCACGCTGGCTTTGTTGGCGTTAACGGTCGCTTCCAGCGCCGTCCGGGCTGTCACTTCCGCTTCCTGCGCCGTGATGCGCGCCTGGCGTTCGGTGTAGAGCAAGCCCGAGGCCAGCTTCGACGGATCATCACCGGTATAACCGCCCCGGATCTGCGCCGCCAGCGTCTCGCGCGCTGTGGCTTCCGCCTGGTCGCCAGCGACACGGGCTGTCGTTTCCTGCTGCAGCGCCGCCATACCCGCGCCGGGCGTAGGCCGACCGAGCGCCACCCAGTCAATCAGGAAGTAATTCGTCGCATCCTGCTTAGTAGACAGATCCAGCCTGAACTGATTCATCGTGGCTTCAGTCAGCCAGGGGATATTGTCGAACTCCAGCGTGGCGATCCCGTTCGCGTCATAAGCAGGTTCGGCGACGGTGACCATGTTGGTGTCGTTGAAGCCCCCGGTACCCCGCCACCGCAGCTGCCCCGCCCAGCCCGGCGCCCCGAACTTCCTGATGCGCAGTTTAACGAAGCGATAGGACGACGAGTTAACACCCAGTGAACCGGGAGACGCCACCCATGGATCGGTGGCATGGTTCGCCGGGCGGATCCAGCCGTCAACAATCGTCGGTGTCCCGTTCCCGGTCCAGCCCTCTACTGTCGAATCGAAGTACCAGATTTTTGCCGGGTCGAACTGCGAACCGGTGCCAGCAGAAATCTGCCCAATCTGCTGCGCCAGTGACTCGGTGGTGGTCTGGATCGTCTGATTGACGTTGCTGATATCCGCGACGCGCTCGTTCTTCTCGGTCAGCAGCGCCTGGGCGCGCGCCGTTGCCTCGTCGGTGATGGCTTTCTTACGGTCCGTGACCTCCTGTGCCAGGCCTGTTTTGGTTGCCGCCGACTCTGTCGTAACTTTGCTGATGTCGTCGCGCGCTGACTGAATATCGTCGCTGAGATCGGCGATATCCGCGGTGAGTTCCTTATACGCGTCTGTCTGTTTGATCTGGTTGTCGATATCCACAAGGTAATCAGCTGCAACCGAGCTGCTGCTGCCCTGAATAAAGTCAGTCCATGCCGACTTATTGCCGGTGCGATCGACAAGCCGCGCGCGGTACCAGAATCCTACCCCAGCTTTCAGGCCCAGTTGCTGATAAACATGCTGCGGATAGGGTGCCCCGGCCAGCAGAAGCGGATTTGTGCCGGTCGATGCAGTGGAATACTGGATCTCCGTCTGTAAGGTATCGCCGGTACCAGCCGGGAAATCCCAGTCCAGCTGTACGCCCCAGAGCAACGGCGTGGTACGGAAATTGGCGGGCTTTAGCACATCACCGGCCCGACCCTTGAGATGCGTCAGCACTGAGGTGGCCCACAGGCTGGATGCGCCGCCAGCATTAATCGCCCTGACACGCACCAGGTAATCACCTTCGTAGATCCCCGGCACTTCGATATTGCGCAGCCCGGTTTGCGGTACGTTAACCCACTCGCTGTCACCCCTGCGCCACTGCACCTGATAGGCGATAACGTCTGCCTGCGGTTTCCCGGCTTTATCCAGTGGAGCGTCCCAGGAGGCTGTCAGCGTGGCAATGCGCTGCCCCTGTCTCACTGAGTCGTAGCTTGATACCACGACGTTTCCGGGCTGAGAGACAACACCAGTAGGAATCAGGCTGACAGGCGGGATGTCCAGGCGCGCATTGTTATCGACAGCGTCATATTTCGAGGCGTTGTATTCCGCACCCGTAATGGTGTAGGTGTTCTCCTCGTCGTTGAATGTCAGGTTCATCACACGGAAATACTGCAGGCGCAGCTGTCCGGCATCGATAACGAAAACGGCATCTGGCGCTGGCGCAGAGGAAAACGCCGTGGCCACGATTAACTGCGTGCCGTTGACCGCCTGAATGACCCGGTTTTCCACAATGCCGCGCTGTGTGCGGATCATCAGTGTATCGCCCGGGACGGCGCTGGTCCCGCGATCGGTTGTAACGGCTTTAAGCCCGGCGTTGTAACTCACAACGCGCCCACCATACACTCGCCCGGAAAAGCGTTCATCCGCAAAAGCGAACACGGTGCCGGGAACATAGGCAAAGCCATCCAGCCCGGTTTGCAGCGTGATCAGGCGATCGAGATAGTTGGAGTACACCGCCCAGCCGCCGCGACGCTGCGCCTCACTCTCACGCGTACAGCCAATGGCAGTCAGCTGCGTCTGCTTGAATTTGAACTGCTTAACCAGGTCAGGAAACATCACCGCAGTGGTGCGATCCTGGTAGTGGTTATCCGGGTCGCTAAAGTTAATTAGCGCAGAACTGTAGCGGTTCTTCTCGCTGCCGCTGGAATAGTTCGGCTTTCCGACGACCGAGGCGCGAGTGAGGATCTGTAGCTTCGTCGTGTCCGCTGGCATGTCCGAGACAACATTGAACATGTTGTTGCCCCAGAACGTCATACCGTTGAAGCCAGCGGCGATATCCTTTATCACCTGCCAGGCATCGGCCTGCGACTGGATATAGACGTCAAACATGAAGCGCGGCTCGGTACCGGTGCCGCCCTTACCATCGGGCACCTTCTGGTCACAGCGCTGGGCTATGCGGTACAGCTCCCACTTATCCAGCATGGCTGCCGTTACCCGACGACCCAGGCCAAAGCGCGGCTCCGTGAGTACATCGAACCAGATCCACGCCGGGTTATTCGACCAGCCCCATTTGAATGTCCCATCCCAGGTGCCGTTATAAACCCGGCCAACCGGATCATAGTTCTGCGGGATGCGGATAATCCGCCCTTTCGGCTTGCAGGATATCTTCGGGATGTTGTTGAAGGATTTTGCGTTGAACGACACATACAGCAGCGCGGTATGCGGATAGCGCAGGCGCGCGTCGATCACCTCCGTGATTGCCTGCACCTGTGTCTTGTTCTGCAGCATCTGACTGGTGCTGTCGGCGGTGTCGCGAACCACACGGATCTGCCAGCCAGTATTGGCCTTAGGCAGGTTGATGCGGTGCGTCAGCTCGTACAGTGAACTGAGTTTTTCCGTTACGGTTTTGGTGAGTACGGTGCTGTATGCGCCGCCATCTACCGCCACATCGATATGATAAGTGACGGAAGTCCCGACGATATCGCCATCATTCTCCTGCTGCTGCAGACCGGTAATGCCGATACGCACCAGCACTGCGTCAATCTGGGTATTACTGATGGCCCGGGTCCAGGGAGTGGCCTTTGTCAGCGACACGCCAATGCTGGTCTCGTTCTCCACGGCTGGGAACCCGGGGATTGGCGACTGCGTCTGCGTGCCCGGACGAAAGTCCCAGGAGACATTCTCGAAGTTCATCGAGCCGTCGGCGTTGCCCAGCGGCGTGCCGTCAAGGAAGATCCGGGTAGCATCCAGTCCACCAGCAAACTCGCCTTCACCGAGCGCCAGCAGCATACGGCAGCGCGCCATCGACTGCGCGGAATCGGGTTGTTCAACAGGCGTGTGCTGCTTCTGACTGCCGCCTTTTGCACCAGTAATCGTTGCCATATTGCATCCATAAAAAAAGCACCCGATTGGGTGCTAATTGAAGAGTAAGAAATTCTCAGATGTCCTCGGCCACGATCCCCGCACTGATTATGGCGCCGCCAATTTCGCGCTCGCCATACAGCAGCGCGACCGGGTTGCCCATCGCCAGGGTGTTCACTGCGCCGCCGAAGGCATAGCTGGGCTTATTGTCAGGGTCATCGCGCCCCTGAAGGCCTTTGGGCTGCGGCGAGAGCATCTGATAGATACCGCCTGCAGCCATGCCGATACCAGCAGAAATCATGGCGCCACCGACCGGACTGGCCCAGCCAGCAGAGAGGCCAGACACTACGATGCCCGCCACCACCATCACTGCGCCAAGGATCGTCTGGAACATACCCGCCTTTTTCGCCCCTTCCATCACAGGCGCGATGCGGATATCACTGTCACCGCCCAGCTCCTTAAAATCCTGTGCGCCGATGTTGCGTTTGCCACGAAACACTGCGAAGGTCATGCCGTTTTTTTGCGCGTTCATGAGGTAGCTTTCCAGCCCGTCCAGGTTGATGCACAGCGCCTTTACCGCTTCCGCTGACGTCTGCACCGCCAGCCGGTGGACGCGGCCAAACCGGGCACCCAGCGCGCCATACAATCGAATCGTGGTTAAGCGCGCCATGGCTTAATCTCCTGCGGCAGGTCTTTGTGTCGAACGCAGATCATCGTCCGGTCTTTAAAATATCCACGGGCATAAGGTGTGATACAGGATGGCTGGCCGTACAGGTGGTGCAGCAGCTCGCCCTCTTCGGTGATGATCCCCGCATGGTTCCACTTGTCCGACTCGACCTGCATGATGACCATGCACCCGGGCGCGGGGCCGCATTCGACAAACCCCTCACACTCCCAGTAATCGAAATAGAGGTTGTCGGGGTATTGGCTTTCCCACCACGGATAATCCACGCGGAAATCGTTTAGCGCTACGCCCTGTGTAGCGTGCCAGTCCATGACCAGCCCCCAGCAGTCATGCGAGCCAAGGAGGAACGGGCGGCCAATCAGCGGGATGGAGTCCGGTGTTATCTCTGCGTATTCATCGCAGTCCGGCGCGTAAATGCCCCAGACCACACCAGAGTTATTACACTGCTGGCGATCGAGATCAGACGGAATAGGTCGTGCGCCATCGCCCGGGTGGGAGTGAATGACGCGGATAATGGTTCCTGCGTCCTCGGCGTTCGCCCAGTGCTGACTGTCAATTCTGAAATGCTCGGTCGGGTTTTCGTGGCTGTTCGGCACAGGGATATAGCGCTGGCGCCGTCCTGACTGAATGACAAAGCCGCAGCACTCGCGTGGGGATTCCTCCAGCGCATGCGCCCGGATCGCCGTCATAATGGTTTTGTTCATGGGTATATCCGGTTATCGGGTGAAGAGTACTGTCGCCGGGTAGCCGCCGAAATCAAGGACGGCAGTGTTCGGTTCTGCCAGCCCGGCGCCGAAGCGCTTACGGCAGTCACTCAGGCAGCCACCACATACATCAAACGCCGGGTCTGCTACCGCATTACCCTTCGCATCGAAATATGCCGTGCCATTGTAGGTGCAGCCGTCACCGCTGCGGTATTGTCCGCGCAGTGCCCATTCGCAGAGAGAGGTGATCTGCCGGGTTGGTATGACCAGGTTCTGCAGGTCTGCCGGGCTGCTGAGCGACCAGGACACCACCTCGTCATCTTCAGAGGTTTTGGTATCCAGCCAGAAGGTCTGCAGGGAGAACATCGTCGGGTCTGCTGTCGGATTAACACCGCCCGGGAAGTTCACTGCATCCAGGTAAACCGCGTAGGTGTCAATGATGCTCACCTTTGCATTCACCATGTCTTTAAACTGGAGACACAGCGCAGTGATATGGCCGTCGAGGTTAGACACGCTGAGCTTTGGCTCGGCGGCCTGATCCGTTGAAAGCGCCAGGTCGGCAATCTGGAAGGGCCAGAACTCGTAGGCGTTGCCATCCCAGATGATGGGCTTCGGCCCCAGCCTGGCCTCGTCGCCGTTCGCCGCGTCTATCTCGGCAGGTGAATGGGGAAACGGGCTGTAGTGAAAGCGGTGGATCCCGCCGCTGAACTCTGAGGCATCCACTTCGACCAGGCGGACCCTGCCACCTGGCGCCAGCTTCGCCGCCTGATCAACAAGTGCCATTATGCGTATACCCCGTAGGCCCGTTTAATAGTGAACGTCAGCTCTGCGAATTTGCTGCTGATCTGGTTTTTGCGAACAGAGTCGGCGACAACGCGATACATCCCCTTCTCTTCGCCCGGCGGCGTAATGATGAAGGCCTTCACGGTATGAGCCAGAAGGAAATCGCGCACTGCGTTTACCTCTGTCTCAGTGCCGGTATGTTTCATCGGCACCTGGATCGCGGTGGAGTTGATGCCGTTCTCGGCAATCTGCTCATAGCCATCGCCAAACTGCGCCGCACGCACCGTCTGGCTGTATTCAACAGGGCCAGCGCCGAGCTGCGAGCGCCAGCTGTAGGTTTCGACTGCCATGTTTGCTCCATAAAAAAGCCCCGCATTAGCGAGGCTTGGGGTGGTTGAAAGCCCCGGACTGGGCTTGGTTGTTAGTCGGTTCTGCATGAACTCATTCGGAAGGTGTAGCACCACAGCGACAAATTTAAGAGCCCAGATGACAATGTGCTTCTTAATAGATTGCTGTAATATTGCGCGCCATTCAAATCAACTGCTCGCTTTTCAATCAACTAAGATTAGCTAAGACACCCTTTGATATGTCAAAATCTAACATGGAGTTATAAGCTGCCACAGAGCGGCCCTGCCCCATCGCATCTTTAATTAAAGGAGTTTCCAATGGGGTTTAGATTTCGCAAACGAATCCGAATTGCTCCCGGACTCGCTATAAATATCAGCAAAAGCGGCGTAAGCACATCAATCGGTAAAAGCGGCTGTACCACAAATATCAGCAGTAGAGGCGTAAAAACAACGCTTGGCATCCCTGGCACTGGAATTTCATACACCGCCGGTACTTCAGGGAAAAAATCTGCTAATAAGAAAGGCAGCAGCATAATTAGCAATCTTATTTGCTTATTTATTTTATTTGTGATTTACAAAGTTTTTACTTCATAAATTCTTATTACAATAACCTGCATAAACATCGCATTACATTAATATTGGTAAGGATTAACAAATGAAAAAAGTACTAGCACTGTTACTGGTAGTAGCATTCGGCTTGATGACTACTAACTCAATGGCCTGCCCGAAAGGTACACATCCGCATGGTGGAACTGGTTCGCATCACGCGGGCGGCACTTGCTACTAACAGTTGGGCGGCTTCGGTCGCCCTTTTAATATCAAAAGCACATCTGAGTAGGTTATCAAGCCTCCACAGAGCAGCCCTGCACTATCGCTTCATATTTGTTCAGAGGGTCACATGAACCGGGTTTGGCTAATCGTGTTGATTGTCACAATTTGCGCTGGTTTGGCGCAGGATTACATAACTGAAAAAGCAGCTGAACGCATTACTACAATCAGACAGTCATGTGTGATTGGGCATGGTTGCAAGAACATGTAGCCCATCTGAGTGGGCTGTTATTGAAGTCCGGCCAGGACTTGGTGGCTATGGTCAGTTATGCTTAACTTCCGCTCAATTCTTCAAGTCGGTAATCAGTTTTACCGTCTTTATCTTCGACGCATACAGCTCTGAATTTCTGCTCAAGGCCGAATTTGTTCTTGGCGCTAAACTCCTGTGTTGCGTAAAACTTCCCGTCATTACCCAGCAACCTTTTTGCACCAAACGCAGACATATTCAGGGTGCTTTTGTTAAGGACTGATTTTTTAACGTAAGCATCACAGGATTCACGAAGCTGATCCAGTTTCGCATCAGAAAGTTCTTTGGCCTCTTTCTGCTTCTTTTCTGCTTCGGACGGCTTATTAAGTACAGCAGCAATACCGACCACAATGATGAGAAGAATAAGCATCCCAACAGTCTTGAGAATTTTCATAAATATTTTTTTAAGCACTATCATCCCCTGATTAGTATGTTTTTAAACATGATAACCAGGGGATGCATTGCTGTAACCAGGCGCGCGTGATATTGCCATCTCAGGATCACAACCTAGGGTCACTTGCTCTGGAACTGCCTGCCAAGAAGGCCATCGCTTCGAGCAGCCCTCACAAGGATCTCCGTTACCTTAGTTTCTATTTCTTTCCCTAACGCCCGCGCTGCAGCGCTGCCATCCCCAGACGTGTTAGATGATGCATTGCCCTTATTATCCACATAAATATCTATGTTGACCTGCGGCTGCGCACCACCCCCACCCTGTGCCCTGACACCAAGCCGGCCAGCGGAATCACGCGTCAGCGGCATGATTGCCTCAGCGCCAGCCTCAGCGAAGACACCCCCCTTGGCAAACTTAGAGGCCCCCTGGAATGTGAAGTACTGAGGTGTATCGTACACGCCATTCACATACTTACTGAGGCCCGGAGATTCATATACTCCGCCTTTAGCGTTAAATGTTAAACCTGCAGCTGCGTTCGCGTATGCTCCACCAGGTGTGTTGCCACCTCCTGATCCCCCACTTACCCACCCCATCGCAGCCTGTACTGCATAGGCAACCATGAGGCGGTTCGTCACATCCAGGATCATCTTGAGCATCGATTTCCCGAACTCTTTAACCGATGCTTTGCCTGTTGTCATAAGCTCGGTCAGCATGTCGCTCAGTCCTGTTAGCGTGGAGCTGGCAACATTCTTTACGGCATCGTAGGTATTTGTGGCGGCGTCCAGATACTCATTCCAGCCGCTTACTGCACCAGCTTTCCAGTCACCGCGCAGCTTATCCTCTTCGGCGTAGTAATTGCGAAGTGCTGCCAGCTCTTTTTCATAACCAGCATCTTCAAGCTTGCCACCGCCATTCAGCCATCCCTGTCGAAGCTGCGCTTCTTCCATCAGGCGCTGCGTTTGACGACTACTTAACCCGGCGCTATCACGCAATGCATCGGTTTTTTCAGCCATCTGGGTGACATATTTGTTTGCCTGCTGCGCCAGCCCGTTAATCTTCTGCTGGGCCTCAACTTCCTTATTTTTCTGATCCACAACTTTGGCGGCGTTGAGGATGGCCTCACGGTTCGATAGAAGAGATTTCTCCTGTGCGCTCAGAGCGCGAGACTTAGCAGCCTCGTCCAGCTCGGCAAAATGGGATTGCTGTTTGCTGAACTCGGTATTTTTGGCGTGAACATCTCCCGTCTGACGCAGCGTTTCGAGCGTTTCCGTTAGGGTTCTGGCCTGGGCGCGGTAGTTCTCCAGGGTGCGATCGCCAGCATCCAGCGTAGCTCTTGCCTCTTTGGTCTTTTTGGCAGAGTCCTGGGTAAGCTTCGAAACTGCATCTCTCGATTCGCGACTTGTACCCCCTTCACCCTTGACCGAGATTCCTCGCGCTTCAGCCTCGTAATTAGCTTGCGCGTTTGGTGCGGAGATCCGTTTCCAGAGTTCATCGTAGCGTTTTTTATTGGCTGCGATTTCTTTGTCAGCTTCAGCCCCAGCCTTTTTCATTGCCTCGACATCCATGCCGAGGAAATTTGCCAGCGCACCACCACCAGGAATTTTTTCAGCCCATCCGGCAACTGTTCCGGTGAATTTAGCGTCAAGCGAGGTGAGATTCAGAAACAAATCATTGATGGATGCTTTCAGCAATTTGAAGATATCAATGATTTGATTGCCCCAGGCCCGAACTGTAATCCCGATTTGGCCGAAAATGTCGGAAGAGGAGGCTTTTAGTCCGTTCCAGGCTTGCCCGATATTATCGGTGGCCTCAACAATTTTGTTGCTACGGTCCTCCATAGTGCTGGCAAACAATGTTATCGCTTCGTTTGCAGCTGCTGTTTTGCCCTTAGTTTTTTCAAGGGTGATGATGTGCTTCATCATAGCTTCATCAACAAAGCCATATTGCTGATTAAGGCTTGCCAGCGCCTTAATAGGATCGCTTGCCAGCCGTGAAAAGTCCGCCAGCGCAGCCTTCGTATCGAGGCCAGCATCGCCCATAGTCATAATGGATTTGGCGATTTTAGTCATCTGGTCGGCGGTATACTTCCCGGTGTCATTAAGTTGTACCAGGGTATCAACAGAATCAGCCAGGGACGCGCCAGCATTTTCTGCAACATCTTTTGCCGCGTCATTCAATTGCTGCATTGATGAGAAGCCAGCCCCTCCCATCAAAATGAGCGATCTGGCAACATTGTCGAACTGCTGGGATGAGCTATATGCAGCTCCCGCCAGAACAGCCAGAACGGCTACAGAACCCGCAATAGCAAGGTTAAAGGTATTTAGCAGACCACCCGCCCGCCCCAGTTTTTCCGCTGCCTCACTCGTGTTATTAAGACCTTCAGCAGCATCACTGATGTTTGTTGCCGATTCAGCGGTCTCTCTGCTTTCTTCGTTAAAGCCAAATAATGCATCTCTCAGAGCCTGGAGCATTGGACCGAGGCCCCCGAAGGAATCCTTAATCTGCCCACCCTGCTGTAGCAGGATCAGGAATGGGGATTGTCCACCTGCCAGTTGAGTAGCAATATCGGTAAACTGCGCCGGGAGCGTGCGCAGCGCAGCACTGTACTGCCCCACAGAAATTCCAGCGCGGCGTGCAGCGGCCTCCTGTCGGGATAGCGCCTCAGGCAGCACGTCAGCCACGCCAGAGAGCCGTTCACGCGTCTGGTTGAGGATGGTGTTGAAATGCTCGAACTGGGTGCCGTTAATGCGCCCTGCTTCGAAGTGTGCCACCAGCTGCGCATGCTGCTCGTCCAGCGAGTTGAATGCGCGGATCGTCGGGTCGATTGAACCCAGCAGGTTCTTCAGCGCGGCTGATTGCTTCTCTGCCGCCTGAGTGGCCGCGAGTTCTGCCTGGGCACGCGCAGCTGCTTCGCCGGTATCCGTCAGCTTAAGCCGGGTATCGTCCAGGATTTTGTTGTAATGCTGAAAATCATCGGTATCCAGAAAGCCTTTGGTCTGGAAGTTACGCAGCGCGGCCTGCTGTTCGTCCAGCCGGTTCAGCGCCTTGTTTACCGGATCGATATTCTCAAGCAGGCCTTTCAGCGCAGCCTGTTGCTCCTTGATGCCTTCGCTGCCCTGCTTTGCAGACTCAGCACCAGCGCGGAAAACGCTGTTAAGGTCATCAGCTTTGCCGACGGCACCTGCCGCGGCTTCACCGAGTTTATCCAGCTCATTGCTGGCAGTTTTCAGGTCAGAAACATCGGCCCGCAAAGTAATCGAGGCGATCTGGTCTGTCATTATTTCGTCTCCTTGTGCATTACTTTGAGAGCCTCGCTTTCCATAATCTGAAGGTCAGCCATGCAGGCCGCTGCATCCTCAACCCCGTGTAACTCAAACACCCAGGGGAGAACGTTGTAATCAAGGCCGGTCGCCCCGCCCGCGCCAACGCGCCATTGAGTCGCCAGTGCAGAGAATATGGTGAATGATTTCCATACCGACGGCAGGATCCCCACCTCTTCCTGCACGTCCTCAGGCGTCAAACCAAAAGCGGCTAACTCCGCGAGAGTCGGTCCCGGCGTGTACAACGCTGCGGCGACCTGCCTCAGTTTTTTTCCCGTACCCCCATCAACTCTTTGGTATAGGCCAGGCCGATGTTGTCGAACGCGCGCGGGTAGTTCTGCAGGAGGACCACCACGTTATCGCGGTTAAACTCGTCAGGCAGTGCCCAGCCATCAACGATCTCCATCAGGTAGTCGGCCTGTGGCTCGATAAGAGACTTTTTGCCTTCGGCACCTTTGCGCAGCGTCTCATCCATGGCGTGCAGCTCTTCGAGCGTCTTATGGCGGAAGGTAAAGGTCAGCTTGCCGTCTTCAGCACCGGCGCGCGGAATGCTGGCAGTGGCGGGAAAGGTCGGGTTTGGGATCAGAGAGAATTGGGTCATTTCGGTTCCTTAGAAGGATGCAGGATGGGGCCGTAAAAAGCCCGGCGAACCGGGCCAGAGTGGTTAGCTGACCGTGACGACACACGCGCCAGAGGTGATGGTCTTGCCCGCGGCGTCGGTGACTTCACAGGTGTAAGAGCCAGCATCGCCGGATGCCACAGACGGGATGTTGAACGTCGAGGCCGTTTTGCCCGGGATAGCGGTACCGCCTTTCTTCCACACGTACGTGTAAGGCGCGGAACCGCCCTGCATGACCACCGCCAGATCCAGCGCAGAACCAGAAGCGACCGATTTGGTTGCAGGCAGGTCAGTCAGGAAGGCCAGCGGCATAGCGGAGGAGTCGGCGATCGGGTAAATCTGCATATCCGATTCGAAGTTCATGCGCGCTTCGTTGCTTTCCACGGCGTTGATTTCGGTACGTGGCACGCGCTGGAACGACACTTTGGCAGAGTAGTAACGATCCGCTTTCCCGCGAGGGTTGTGGAACCAGACCGCCGTGGTGTCGCTGGAGTCGTCCAGGTCGATGAGGCGCTTGTAAATCGCCAGTTGCGGGTCGTGGGCGAACGTGTAGACCTGAACCACTGCGTTTTTAAACGTCGGGATGGTACGGGCCTTATCATCTTCCAGGAACTGGACACTGATGGTCTGCTGGTCGCCGCCTTCGGTGGACAGCGTCATAACCTGCGGCATGGTGATCCACGAGTCGATTTTGCGCAGTGTACCTGCGCCGGTGCCCGCCGGGAATTTCTTGGTATCGGTGGTATCAAACGCTTCCAGCACAATTTTGGTGCCGGTCACCGATTTAACGCGCAGCACCATGTTATCGAGTTTAAGCCAGCCAGAGCTTACCTGGACGACATCACCCGCAAGGATCCCGGCAGCGGAGGCAACGGTCAGTTCGCATTCCGTCGCGTTGGAGGCTGCTGTGAAGACAATCGGCGCAAGATAGGCCTTGGCCACGTTCACACGTGACCCGTTAGGGATTGCGAATGCCATTGCATTCTCCTGAATTGAGGAAATAAAAAACCCGCCGGTTGGCGGGTCAGTAATCAGCGCGGTACTGCATGCTGACGGGAGTGGTGTAAGTGATGGAGCCGCTACTGCCGTTTGATGCTGATGTAGGGCGATCCTGTATCGGTGGACGTACCTGCGGTGGCCCGTTGATGTAAATCGTCAAATCCCCGTCCACCAGCGGCAGTCCTTCGGGGAAGGCATCTGCAACAGACGTTGCCATCCCCCTGGCCTGCGTCACGCCGCTGCCTGCTGGCGCAATGATGTTGAGCTGGAGAATGCCCTGGTACGTACGCAACTGGCCTTCCAGATCCTGCCCTACGGTCTGCGCAGGCAGGATATAAACGCGCCCGTATGGCACATTATCCGGGGGAGTAAACGCGATGTTCGGCCAGGCCACCGGCAGGCCAAGCGACGAGCAGATAACCGCAACACGGCTCTCCAGCAGGCCAGCGATACGCATTGACTGGTCACTGGCCATTGCGCACCTCGCTCATTGCCTCACGGAACATTTGTGCGGCATCCAGCGCAGTGATACCCACCATGCCGCCGGGCGCCTGACCAGAGTGCCCGTTCTCAAGCGCTGCCGCATAAGGCAGATTATTGGTGAAGTAAATCGAGCTGACCTGGCCCACCCTGAACACCTCGAGCACCGCCATGCCACGGGAGTTTGAACCCTGGCCGGAAGCGTCCGGTGTATCGTTGGACTGAGTAGGCTGGCTGTCGAAACCCACATACCAGTTGTTTTTGAAGCGCCCGCCGACATAGCCCTCAGGCTTTTTGATGTCCATCGAGTCATTTACGCGCAGACCACGCTTAAGCCGTCCCGATTTGGTCAGGTTGGCAGGGTCATCGCGAAGGGCCGCGTTATGCTCCCGCACCGCAGTGTTGTACGCCGTCGCGGTCTGGTTGACCTGCCAGATATCCGGCTGGCCCACCGGGGACATATCAACCAGTTGAGCGAGGATTTTAATGCCCGTCCGGCGCACTACCTGATCCATCTCCTGCTTCGAACTATCCACAAATAACTGAATGGCAGCCAGGAACGGCTGATTAACAGAGCTGGCCATAGTCACGCCCTCAGCTGGATGTTGTAGGAGATGAGTACATCGGCAGGCTTAACCGGATTAGGCTGCACCACCCGCCATGCTTTACCGTCGATCTCGATGCGGTCGTCAATACGCACTTCCGTTTCGGCTGTGGCCGCCAGCTTTTTATCGCCAGTAGTAATCAGAGAGCCATCTATTTCACGAGAGGAGTATTCAGTGACAACGCCAGTGACGGTCGCAGTTATAGCCGGGGTGGTTACCTCTTTGCCGAACTGATCGCGGGTAGTGCCGCCACCGCGGGTAAGCGGATAAGCCTTCCCGTTCTCGGTCAGAAGTCGCGTTGCGGTGTTTCGCATGCGGCGGTAGTCGATTGGCATATCACCCCCTTTCGATGCGGATCTGATTGCCGCCCACCACCAGCCCACGCAACGAGGAGTAGAACCAGGGGAATGACGGTGCCGCCTTATTCGTACCTGGTTCGTACTGCACCGTGACTGCGCCCTCTACGCGCTCCATCGTTACCGCACCACCACCAGCGACCGACGGCGTGAGATCAATCTCCTGCGATTCGAGAGCCAGGCGGCACTGCGCATCAACCAGGCGCTGTGGGATGGTGTCATCTCGCAGGCCTACGCCGTCGAAGCGCACGCCCGCACGCGGCCACGACAGCGGCTGTGATGCACTGGAGCGCTCGCCGCGCCATGTCTTGCCTTCCAGATAGTCCATTGCCTGCATCAGCATCTGGCTACATTCGCCATCATCCGAAGGAACGGCATATCCGCGCCCCGCCGCGAACGTGCGCAGGTCAATAACGCTGGCGTAGCTGTTGAAGTCAGGCGAATGGGGATCGGCAACCAGCATGGTTATTCCTCCAGACGCCAGTCCAGCGCCAGCCAGTTATCCACCTCGTCAGGGTGAACATCAGCGCTCAGCGGGCCACCGGGGAACTCAGGCTCATCGCGCACCATCATTACCAGGTCGCTCGCTTTCTTCTCAGCATCACGCTGTGCGCGCTGCTCTTTGGTCAATCCGGCCATTGGGCCTCCTGAATAACTAAGGGGCCGAAGCCCCACTGGGTTAACCCATGATGATGGTGGAGTGTTCAGGCTGAACAGATGCCACACCCCATGCCAAGCCAACCTCGTAACGCACCTGACGGTACTGGCGATACAGCGCGATCTGGAAGGTGATACCAGAGACCGGATCGGTTACGTTCATCACGTCGTCGGCGGTATCGCCGCCTTTAGGCATAGCCGGGGTACGGCAAGCCAGCAGGAATGCGTTACGGTCAAAGGCAACGTTTGGCGCGAACTCGCTCAGCACAGTGACAGTTGCCTGGTCTGCAAGATCCTTACGCAGGCCCGGCGCGCCGATGGTGATAGTGGAAGAGGTTGCCGCGACCACCATGTACTGGTTGTCATCGCCATCGAACTTCACTGCGGTTCCGGCAGCAATACCGCCAGTGCCAGCAGAGATAGCAACAATGATGTCGCCCTCTTTCTTCGCGCCGTTGACCTTATAGCCCGCAGCAGTACTTTTCGCGGTGCGCTTGATGTTGGCGGATTCGTGCAGGTTAAAGCCCATCACACGACCAATAATGCCTTCACGCAGCAGCTGATCGGTACCGGCTTCGTTCGCTTTGAACAGTACGGACTGTTTACCACGGATGGACGCCATCGCTTCGCCGCCCAGGACCATGCGCAGGTCAGTGGTTGGTGCGCCGTTATCAGTCAGCACCTGGCGAGCGTTCGCCGCATCAGACAGGTCGTCTTTGATGCTGAACGGGGTGTCTTTCGGCGCGCCAACTGCACGGGAAGACTTGTAAGCCAGCGCTGCCAGGTCAGCGTCCATTTCGTTGCTCAGTGCGCGGAACGCCTGAGAGAACTGGTCAGCCAGGACAATGTCATAGGTGCCTGACGGCCCGATGGCAAGCTGCTCTTCACCATTCCATTTGACCGGGGCCATTTTGGATTTGGTGATTTTGACGTCCACAGTACCAATGTTCTGATCACCGTCGTTTGGCGCGGTTGCCGCCGGAGTGATATCAACGGTGGTGGTTTTTGGTGCGATCGGTGCGGTCACGGTTTGGTCTTTAGCCGCGGCATCGGCTTTGGTGTTACGGGCCACCGCCGGGATAAAGCCCACCTGCTCGCGGGATACGCGATTCAGGGCGGTGAAGATGGTTGGGATGAGGCCAGTGAGGGTGTTGGACATTCAGGTTTCCTTTCGGTTAATCAACGATGCTCGTGCCGCCGCCAATTACCGTTTGTTGTTCAACTGGCGGTAAGGCGTCGAAAGCAGCGCGTTTCATGGTTTTCTGCCCGGCCTGATGCTGCGACTGGTGAGAGCCACCGCCGCTGTTGCCGGACGCTTTGAGGATGTAGTCTTTCTGCGGATGCAACTCGACCAGAGATTCCAGCGCTTCATCGAAGCCAGCCAGTTCGCCAGGCTTGGTGCGGGAGAACACCTTGTTGCCCTGCCCGTCGTAGGCCACGACCCTACCGTCTTCGATTTTGAAGTTCTGGCCGAAGTGGGAACGCACGAACTCAGCCGGGATCGCCATCTTCTCGGAGATAAATTTCGAACCACCGAAGCGGCCGCCGATCATCTCGTCGTAGAGCTGGGTTTCGAGCTGTTTGGTCTTGCCATTCGCTTCGTCCAGCTGCTGCTGGTAAACCTTGGTGATCTCGGCTTTCACCTGGTCAACGGCGCCAGCGTCGATCAGCTTCTTCTGGTCGATTTTGGTCATCATTTCCAGGGCCTCAAGCGCCTTGGTCGGGTCGGAGATGCCAGCGAATTTCGCGAGACTGGCTTCCGCCGCCTCCTTAGCTTCGCGGTGAGTTTTAGCTTCACCATTCAGGGAGGTGATTTTGGTCATCGCTGCGGCTGCATCGAACGGGAACTCTTTGCCGTCATCATGGACGTACACAGGCATACCGTTTTCAACAACCACATTTCCGTTAGCATCGAGTTTGAGTTTCATTGTTTTGCTCCAGCCTTCTGGCCATTGGTTGTGGGTCATCCGACCCGGTCACCGCGTCGCATCCGCTCGGCGGCAGGCATAAAAAAAGCTGCCCGGAGGCAGCTTTGATGTTGATTAAGGTTGGATTAATCAAACGCAGACGCATCCACGCGGCGCAGTTCGTCCAGAGTCATGAACTCCCCGGCATCGTTGAACATCTCGGGTACCGTGATTTTGCCGTCACGCATCATCTGCGCCCGGGTTACACCCAGCACCTGCTCCTGTCGCGCGTATGGCTGCCGGGCGAGCCAGTCTGCATAGCTGGTATGCGCTGGCACCTGCCCGTCCATTGAAGCGCGCGTGGCGCTGCTCAAATCGCCAGAAGGTATCTTCAGCTCTTCCCACGATTTCGTGATCAGGATTTCGCCTGAGCGGCAGCAGAAGTGAATTTTGCCGGGTCCGCGCAGATACGGCACCACATGCCCCAGCGGCTTGCCGTCGAGGGTGTAGAGCTTGCGGTCGCGGATGATGCACCACTGGCTGGTATGCGTATCCAGCGTGGATGACCACTGCTTGGCCTTGACGATATCGCTGTTGGCCTGGGCGAACTCCTGCCGCGCCGTAGCGGCCATATGGTTCACAGCGGTGCGGGTCACCACCGCCAGGTCACGCCGGGATGCGTTGATCACCCCATCTTCACGGTTAAGTTTCGGCGTGCCGGCAACGCGCCGGACAATCTGTTCTACCGTCTCGCCCTGGAGGAAACCGGAGCGCACAGCATTGGTGATTTTGTCCAGCCGGTCGGCTTCAAGCTTCTGGCCCCACTCCTTCAGCAATCTCCCCTGGAACGGCTGCGCTGCTGCTGCGGCGTAGACCTGCTCGGGCGCAATGCTCTGCAGCGGAACGTGTTTCAGGATTTGCTGCGGGATGATGCTGCTGAACAGGTCCAGTTGATACCCGGCCTCATATTCAACGTAGCGCGTCAGTTCGCGCGCCAGCGCCGCGTTAACCGGTTCGTAGGCCTGCTGATTCAGCTCACGCACACCAGCCAGCAGCGATGCCAGGCGACGGGCGCTGTAGGTATCCGCCCGTTTGCCGTCCAGAAGCACCAGCAGTTTCGCGGCCAGGTCGGCATCGAGTTTATTCAGCAGCGCCACCATGCGCCGGGCGACGCCAGTGCCGTAGCGCGTCACATACAGGCCATGCGCTATCGTCTCATCCTGCAGGCGGTCGTTGACGGAACGGGCCATATCACACCTCTTCTACTGGTGGTCCGGTCAGCGAGGCCGATTCAGCCAGCAACTCATCAAGGACTTTCTCAGGGTCGGCATCAGCATCAATCAGGTTGAGCTTTTGCAGGGCTTTAATGGCATCAATACGACGGAGGTCACCACCCTGGCGCAGGGACTGAATAGCCAGCGCTGCCGGAGGGTTGAACTCATTCGACTCAACATCCAGCTCAGTACGGACATCAACGTTGCCGCCCTCTTTCTCACCGATGTACTCGGCCATGATTTGCAGGATGTTGTCGATCGCATCCTCCAGGCTGGTCGCCATGGTGTAGAGCGGGGACTGTTCCTGCATTTTCTCTTCAGAGGTCTGGTCTACTGACTTCGTCGAGGTATTGTCGGTGCGCAGCAGCTTCGCGCCAGCCTGGCGCATCTGCTCCACCAGCTCAGCCAGCGACTCTTTGCCAGCACCAATGGATGAGCCAGTATGCTCGACGTACTCGAGGCCCTGCGTCTGCCGATCGTTGAACGAGGTTGCCGATGAAGAACCGATGGTTAACTCTTCCCCCTCCTCCAGACCGAACACGGTAAGTATCGGCACCCGGGCGACGTGCAGGATGTTGTCCTGCTCGCTCTGGCTCTGCCAGTGCTTGACGTTCAGCAGCGCCATATTGAGCAGCGGCGGTGAACCGCACATAAAGCCGGTGCGCTTGGTGTAGAGCGTGACCAGGGTGATATCACGGCGGGAGGTTTGCCATTCGTCGTGTAACGCCCAGGTGGCCTGCCCCTCTGCACCGGCAGCCTTCCGGTAAATCTGCACCTGCCCGGGAGTTAGCAGTCGGATCTGTTCGACTTTCGTCTGCCCGAAGTCGTCACCGTCTTCGACCACCACCTCTTTGATGCGCAGCGCAGTGAGCTGAACCTTGCCGCCGGTCATCTTCGACTTCCAGCCGATCACCTGACGGGGATTCAGCATGGTGACGTACGGGCGCGCGCCGGTGGCCTTCTCATCCGCCTTGGTCTTCACCTGTTCGGGGTCAACGCGGGGGTAGTCTACCAGCGCATGGGAGAGGCCATACTGCATCGCCAGGCTGAAGAACGACTGCGCCCAAACATCCAGGCGGGTGCCTTCGAGGTCGATATCTTTGGTAAATTCGCGGATCTGGTACGGCACGTCCTCGCTCAGCTTAATCGGCTCGGCAAATACACGCCCGACGTTCTGGTTGATCGTCTCTTCGTAGGCAGGGAGAAGCGTGGCCACTGCCAGGCGCTTTTTGTAATCCTCTTTATCTTCCTTCGGCCAGCGCGGCAGATAGGCATCACCCAGCTGGCGCATGTACAGCGTACCGCCCATCAGAGCGTCGTTAATATCCCACGCCTGCACCATGTCCCCATAGTCCAGATTGGGTGTTGAAATATCAGGCATGGTCTTACATCCGTAGTTTGGTGACTTTGCCAGTTGGTTTGATGATCGGGAATTGCTTCACGATGTAATAACCACCAGCATCATTGGGGTGATCGTTATCAGCGGATTTATCCGGCTCGCCATTCGCCGCCCATACCTGCTGTTCCAGGCTGTCGGTATATACCGGGCAGCGGGTCACGTTAACTTTGTAGCGGCGCTCTCCGTTGCCGTTGCAGAACATGGCGTTCACGGAGTTAATGCGATCTTTCACCGGCGGGTTGGCGGCGTTCACCACCACGCTAAATCCGGCCTGTTTAAGCTGCGCGATATCCGTGGCGCTGGCGTTGTTCGATTTGCGCGAATCGCCGGAAGCATCGGGATAGATGTAAATCTGACGAGAGGCGACATAACGTCCACCCTCATAGCGCCAGAACTCCTCCTGGATGCGCTTAATCATCGCTGGCGTGTCATACACTTTCACCAACTCCCGGACAGCCCTCGGTTCTCCGTCGCGCAGCACATGGACGATGGCTGCCATCTTGCCAACGTTAAAGTCCATGCCGATATACAGTGGCTCACTTGCCTGCTCCTCATCGGTACAGCCGTTAAGCTGGCGATCGAACTGGTGATAGATGGTGCCGCTGGTCAGGTTAGTGAATTTCCCACGCAAATACGCCTTAATCAGCTCTGGCGGATAGGAGTCCATCAGCGAAGGGATGTAATCGTGGGGAAGGTTCGCTTCATTATCGAACGTTGAGGCCTGTATCAGGCCATACAGCGTCGCCAGTTCAGGCTTATCGCGCACAGCTTTAACAAACTGCTGGTAGACGAACTTAAATCCCTCTGGCGTGGTGGTCACATCGATGCCGTTACGCAGGCCGTCAACCTTGTAACGCATACGCGCGATGATTTTTCGCCATGCCTGCTGCGCTTTTGCGGCAGCCATAACGTCCAGTTCATCAACCATCGCGTTGCCGATTTTGAAGCCGACAATAGAGCCTGGCTTCTCCATCGAGCGGCAGATAGTCGTTCCGCGGTACTGACGCCCGGCGTAGAAGTGAACCTCTTTGTTCCCCTCGTTGATTTTGACGTTCATGCCCCAGTCGAAAGCCACCTCTTCCACTGTCGGGTAGAAGATGTCGCGGATCTGCGGATAGGTCGGCGCGAAGTAGCCCTGGTTGATTTTGGGGAACTCCCACATCCCCTTGCAGATTCCGCCGCAGCCAACCCACGTCTTACCGGAACCGAACCCGGCAACGTAGGCCTTAAACTTATGCGGCATTGCGAGGAAACGCGCCTGGGGAACGTTAAGCGTCGGCGCTATCATCACGAACCCTCGCGTCTACCACGTTAATGTTGATTGCAACTGGTGCAGGAACATCATCATCAGGATCGGCAGCCAGCTCTTTGCGGAGTTTTTCCACCTCCAACTGCCGACGCTCGATTTCAATCTGCTGCAGACGCTGCGCAAACTCGCTATCAACCAGGCCAAGCCGCTTCATCACGGCTTCATACATGCGCTCGCGGCTTATGGCTGTTATCTCAACGCCATTCTTACCCAGCTTCACCCCGGAATAAGCCAGGGCAGCATCAGGAGGAAGTTTCCGGGTATCCGCGAAGTATGGCTGTCCGATCCCGTCACCATTACAGCGCGGACAATCTGGGTTAGGCTCCCGGTTGTGGTCATAGCCATAGCCGCCCGGGTCCTCAGGAGGTTTAACGCCCTCCTTGCCTTCAACCTTTGCCAGCGCCTCGTCGAACTCCACAGCATCGCGCCATTGGTAGTAATGACCATGACCCCAGCAATAACGGCAGGCGCCGCGACGATACTGTGAAAGCTGGTTTGCATCAAAGGTGGCGAGCAGCCACATCTGGGAGAGAACTTCATCGGCACTGCCAAGCGTGCGCTCAATGGACGCTTTCTGCTGCTGCGCAATGGCCTGTGCAACGTTAGGATTCGTTATGAGCTGTCGACCATAGTTTGGGTCACTATAGCCAGCCCGTGCAGCGGCAGCGGTGGCGTTATTGTCCTTCAGGTATTCTGCAATAAAGCGCTTTACCTTTGCACTGAGCTTTATGTCCACCAGCTCATCTGCGCACTTTTCCTTTTGCGCAGTGCGCACATTCTTCAGCGCAGTTTGCGCAGTAGGCTTTTTGATATGTCGGCGTGCGGTTGCATAATTCAGTCCCTGCGCTTCACACCACTCCTTTGGTGATACGCCGGTTACGGCATGATCGGACAGGAACCGTTGCTGAAGCACGCCCCAGTCCGGTTTTGCCATGGTCATATTCCTTTTGTTATAGCCATTAAAAAAGCCACCCTGAGGTGGCCTTTGTAATGGCAATAAAAGGGCCGCCTAAGCGACCTCTTCTTTAAAAGATATGATTATAAAAGTTTAATTTTCACGTCATAACCTTCCAGACCTGTCATCGCTTCGCGAGCAACAAACTGAATTTCAGAGACTTCTTTTCCTGTTTTTTTTCTTAATTCTGAAATTTTTTTTGCGATCAAAGCGGAAATTTCTTCTTCGGTCTTTTGTGTCAGAGCATCAACTTTCATTTGGGCCTCTTCTGGTTTACTCATATTCCCATTCTCCAGCAAGGTGATAGTTGTTGAATCACTATCTTCTACTATAAATGTCTATAAATTATAGACTAATGATGTTGTCGCTGCATACATCTACCAAACCCTTGCTTACCTCCCTGGATGAAAACCCTAATACTTTGGTCTGTGACAAAAAAAGCCCCTGCATCACTACAAGGGCATTGGGTATATGGTGCCGGGTGCCTCCCGGAGAGTCGTTGGGATAACCACCCGTGACTCGCTGCTTCAGTCGTTCATGAGTTAGCAAGCTAAATTTGGAGTTGCTACTGTGAGCTGCGCGACGCCTCTATCTTCCTGATGCTGGCCTTATCAATGTTGCACTGCCCTAGCGCTGATAACAGGCTTACATTCAAATTCAGGCTGGCCCCATAGGTCAGCGGATCGGGAATCGCAGGTTGCGGCGTCTCAGCTATCAGGTTTGTCGGCAGCGGTACCACCTGAACCGGTACGTACACTGTCCGCGTACTTCCGCAGCCGGTCAGCAGCTGCAGCTGGCACAGGCTGATGAGCGCAATCATCATTCGCAATAGCCACTTTGATATCTGCCTTGGCTCTCTGTGACGCCAGTGCGATCTGGTTCTTTGCATCCTGGTTGGCCTCTGAAATGGCGTTGATAATATTCACGGCCTGTATGACGTTGGCGGTGATGGCGTTTGCTGATTGAGCCTGCTGCTCTGCGTTATCTGCTCGCTCCTTTTCCCGACTGGCTTTGTCGCTGTAATACCAGGCTGACCAGCATGCGCTAGCGAACAGGCAGACAATGAACACGACGATCGTAATAAGGTGTCTGGTTTTCATTTATCTAGCCCCCAGCATGCCAGAGCACTTTCCTGATCCCGTCGTTCCACCTGACCGTAACAGCCGTTCTTCTGACCCTTCGTTAACCGGCAGTCTTTGCCACCATCGCGGACCCACCAGCGAATTGCCTCGCACGCGCCTTTACGGTCATCGGCATTCATGCGCTGGTAGAACGTTGAGGGGAAGCACTTACCCGGCCCGATGTTGTACGGGCAGAACGAAGCGATCCCGGCCTTCTGTGGCTCGCTTAGCGGCACCCGAATATTACGCTCAACCCAAGCCAGCGCTTTGTTGCGCTCTACGGCATTCACCTGATCACATTTAGCCTGCGTCAGTTTCATCCCCTGACGAACCGGCTTACCGTCCACCAGCGTAGCACCACGGCAGATTGTCCAGATGCCGGAACCATCGCTGTAGGCGGTCAGGCTGTTACCCTCTTTCTCATTCAGGAACTGGTCGAGAATCACGGGAGCTGACGCACCGGCGAGAACAAGCCCCAGTACCGCAGCGCTAAGCTTTGATCTGTCTGCCACTATTCCCCCCTGACGGCTTTGCGCCGGTCCTCTTTGATTTTGAAGTACAGGTTCGTCAGATACGTCAGCAGACCGAATACCAGGCTGCCGAGCACACCAATGGCTGCCCACTGCGATGGTGATACCTGGTCGAGCAACTGGAGACTCCAGTAACCAGCGTTGGTCGCAGAAGCTCCATAGGCGATGCCAGTGGTTAATTTTTCCATGCGTAACATGCTCTCACCTCCGATAGGTTCGGGGTGCTGTATGTAGTAAGAGGCTCAGGCTCGCCGGATGGATTAACGACAAAACGAGTGATGGGGGTATCCGGGAGCCTGAAATAAAAAAGGCCGCCAATGGGCAGCCTTGAGAATGGAGTTATCTGGATAAGATGTAGATTGTGGTGCCGGGTGCCTCCCGGTGACTCTGTGCCAGACCACAGAGCCGCGCTACTCACCTGCCTGTCTGGACGCCCCACCGCATAGGGGGATTCACCACTCTGTAAGCTATACAAATTTGAATCAAAGCGTCAATACCTCTTAGCGGATATGAGGTGACTTTAGCGGGCCCTGCAAGACCTCGGCTTCTCCGTTATTGCAGATGTCATCGCCCTGTGTGAGATGCCATACACCTGTTACGGTTCGGCCCGTTTCGAGGTCTTCGGTTTTGTCGTTTGTGTAGTACGCAACCTGAACCCTGCCGTCGTGCTGTATCCAGTAGAAACCTTCTTCCATACTTAACGCCCCCTGTGACTTATCAGTTACAGGCAAAAAAGATGTGGATTAAGTGTGGTGCCGGGTGCCTCCCGGTGACTCTGTGCTAGACCACAGAACCGCGTCATTCACCTGCCCTGACTAGTCGCCCCACCGCATAGGGGGATTCACCACTCAGACAGTCTAATAGCTTACTCTTAATAAGACTAATCTTATCTGTTTATAGTCAGGTTTCTCGGATGAATTAACGACAAAACGAGTGACGGGGTTTTCCGGGAGCCTCAAAAAAAGGCCCGCCGAAACGAGCCCTGTAATGTGCGTGGATACTAATCCTGAGCGGAACTGGTGTCCTTCTGACGTATCTCAACGATTCGTGACTGTTCATCCACGATGATAAGCACTGTCTCATCCCCTGCAAAAGCCATCAAATTATCTTCTTTAAAGATGATCCGACAGGGCATTCCCAGCAGCTCTTTAACTGATGTTGGCGCTTTCCACGGCCACGGAACAGGACGAGTATCTGTTGTCATAGGTTCTCCGTTTATCATGTGAAAATGGCATGACTTCTATTTGAGCCTAATAGACTTTTAGGATAACGGAGCCCATGAAATGACAAAACCCGCTCGGTGGCGGGTTTTTTAACGCTGAACACACAATGCCCATCGTTGGAACGAAATTAACACAGATTCGGGAAAAGTAAATAGCTCACGGTTGAAACGTAAGCCGTTTTCGTGAGCATTATCGTGTTATCTGCTTGAGCTGCGCTTCTGCCCAGGCTTCTTCGATATCAAATTTCGTGATCAACTGGTCGTAAAACGGCTTAACCGACTTCTTCCAGGTGTCCAGGCTGATCGCATCAGTGATCTGGCAAACAGCTGCATGGGCCTCTGTCGAAGGGATCCGGTCATAACCGCGACCACGGCAGCGCTTACATGCAGCAAGCACTGGTACGCCCTGCTCCTCTGTCAGATCCTGATTCACTGCCACTCCCCTCCCATGGCAATCACTACAGGCGCAGCTGATAACCCTCTTCCCTTTGCAGGTCAAACATAGAACATGGGCCACTTCTTTCACTTGGCGTCGGTTCTGATACTGCGAGGGGATAACCTTCAGGCCCCATTTCTTGGATTTTTGTATGATGTCCTTTGCGCAGCCAGACATGCTGGTTTTCATAGTGAACACGTCAGCCTCGATAAACCCCTGCCCCGCACAGCAATCGCACTGTTTAACGCTGGCTGCGCTGCGGGAGTAGTCCTCAAAAGCGAACGTGGCCAGCTGATGCATTACAAGCGGCTTAACTCCTTCGCCCAGCTTGCGCAGCGCGGCAACCTTATCGCATTTTGTCAGCGCGTATTCGGCCAGCAGCTCGATCGCCCTCTCCCGGTCGTTATGGCTGATCCCCATCTTCCCGAGGAAAGCGCTGTACCCCAGGGCGGCGCGTTCCTGCGTCATGCCCATGGCTGCCATGATATCCGTACCGGTCAGAGAATCTGATGCTGTGGCGCGCGGTGAGTCGCTGATCATCGTGGACTTTGCGAAGTGGTATTTCACTGTGTTTTCGAGGTTCATGCTGCGGCTCCTGCCATCAGGTAAATGCGGATAAAGTTACGAAGGATGCGATAGTCCACCAGCACCGTTCCCGGGCGGCGATAAATGCGGAGGCGCAGCCAGCGCATGCGAAGCGATTCGATCAGTTCTGGTTTCATGCTGGCTCCAGCTCGGTGATGGTAACTCCAGTTTGCCGCCCTTGATGATCGGCATCCGCTTTACGCGGTAATCGTCTACCTGCTGGTCATCCAGCCAGAACCCGGCTTTTGTCAGCGCGTCGAATGCCGCCTTCTGCAGGTTGTCCAGGTCCCGGCGGCGGCGATCCGGCATATGGCACTCGATACGGATTTTCACCGGCTTAGCCAGGCCGATATCCAGCATTCCGTCTTTGATGATTTGGGCTACGCGGTCGCGGTAGGCCTGCCCTTCTGTGCTGATGTGCGTGCGCCCGCGGTTGTGCCGGTAGTAGCGGTTATTGCTCGGCGGCCACGGCAGGCTGATTCGATACTCGCTCATACTTTTACTTTCCCTTCTTTCAGCCAGATAACCTGCGTGCGGGCCATGCCTTCCAGCGCACACTCCTTTGCATAATCCGCATCGACCAGGCGGGTGCGGCGGTCTATTTCGTCGTGGCAGCTGCTACAGGCGATAGTGGCGATCAGGTCAGGCGGTTTGATGCCAGTACCGCACAGGCCGGCCAGGCGAATATGCGCCAGAACGGACGTTTCAGGATTGCCATTGCACACGCCGGGGATCCGCACCTGACATTCGCGACCGCGGGCTTCTTTGCATAAATTCGCCATGATCACCCCCAGACCTTTTGGCGGAAGGTCCGCGGCGTGCGTTCTTGACGCCGGGCTTCAGGTAGCCGGACGCTGACGGTCCAGGTGACGTAATCGGGGTTCAGGCTGCGCTCGACCTTCACGCCGCGCGCACGGTATGTCGCCATTAGCTCTTCGGCCTGCGCCGTTGTGCATTCGGTATGTTGGAACCATGAGGATTTCATCGCCATCACCCCGCAAAGCTCATCAGCTGCGCGGCGGCGTTATCAGCCTCGCTACGGCTCTTGAATGATTTGGACAGAATCCAGCGCCACAAAACGTCGAGTGCAGCCCTGTAGAGCTGTTGAAACTCGATCTCATCCATGTTGGCGAAGGCTATGCTGCGGGGATGCTTGCGAAGGGTGCGATCAGGCAGCTGGATAGCGTCATAATGACCGGATTCAATGGTTACCCAGGCGCGATACGCGTCGAAGGACTTACAGGCGCTGATGCTGCCAGTGCGCTTGTCGGCGATGCGTTCAAGATACTGTTCAGCAGCATCCAGCAGCGCGCCTTCGTTCCCGCCGTATGAAGCGAGGTATCTCGCATAGCCGGTCACCAGCTTGCGTTCGTTGGATGAGATGGCCCCGCCGGTTGGCTCCCAGTATTCAAAACCGAGATTCAACAGAGCGAAGAAGCGGCGGTGGAAAACTGGGTTACGGACCTGTTTGAAGTCGGCCACCAGCACGGCGCCGAGCTTAATTTTTGATTGCAGTAATTCGCTGGTCTCCGGCGTGGCGGGGATCAGGATTCCTGAGGATTGCTTGATGAGTTGTAACTGCGCCATGGACGTTCTCTCCGTGGCGCATCGTTGTCAGGTTATCGGGTGTTCAGGCCGATTCAAACATTATGCTATTCAGGTATTAAAAAGGTCAATTCCTGGCTGAAAACTCCTTGACGATCTCTTCCAGTGTTTCGCGTGATATGACACGCTCATCCACCAGTAGGCGCTTGTGGCCGACTACTGCACCAGCAGAATTTATCAGCACGCGATCCCCTGGCCGGAGTTTAAACGAACACACAGACGCTCCGTCGGAACGCCTAACGAGTTCGTAATAATCACCCCCATCGGAACAGACCTCAGCCACATCAACCCCCTCACTTTGCTATCCTCAAATACCCTCTCCCGGCGGGGAGAACTCCACTCCACAGAGCCAAAATAACAAATGGCGCAAAATTCCTAATAGGTTCGCCGGAAGAAAAATTCATTTTTTTCTTTAGCACTTAAACCATACAACAAAACACTGTATGTATAAACAGTAATTATCCGTTTGGCTTAAGTATGCACATGAAATGCATGTCTGCGCAAGTCCATTCATCCGCTTGATTTGAATAAATTTTTACGCTACTCCCCTGTAAAAACTTACCGATATTTTTAACACTTTTGAGGAAGAGAAAGTGCTGGGGTAAATATCTTATTGGAAAACTCTCAACCCTGCCAAACGCAGGGCAGGCCTGCGCCTGAGGGTATATTGCCGCGATGACACATGTTGTCAGGTTGGTAATTTGTTGCCGCGCTGTGTCTATTATCTAATCGATTTCATAGAACAATATCACTGCATCGATCGGTAATATCGATCATGCGTTACATCAGTGATTGTGCGAGCCGGTGACGGAGATGAAAAGGCCTCCTGGGAGGCCAAGATTTTCTAGATGCGGGGGGGATTAAGTTCGCGTCATGATTGACAGTGCTGCCACCTCATAAATCACTGCTTTGGCAGCACCGTCTAGGAATGGATTCTAAAGGTAACAGTGCTTTTTGCTGGGGTTGTTGTAGGCTTGAGACACCATGCGCGAACAGCTTTCAAGGTTTCTTGCTCAAACATGTCCTTTGGTACAGAGGAGACGACCCTGATATCTTTTGGGTGGCCATCAAGGCCAACTATGTATGAAACCACGACCATTCCTTCGACTTTCAGTGCAATAGCTTTCGCAGGAATAGTGGGAAATTGTTTTTCTAACCTTCCATTACAGTCATCCAATTTAAATGAGTTCTGGTTTTGCTGGCAGCCTGTGACCAGAATTAAGATTGCAATCGCTACAAGTTTCTTCATAAATTTTCCCAGTTGTATTAGGCCCTACATTACCTTGGCTTGTAGCGGGTTGCTTTGTGCTAAATCACTCACTCAGTGTGTTTTGATGACGCTGTAATTTAGCTATGTTCTTTAGGCGGCATCCTTCCGTTGCCCGCACATCTCCGGCAGGTTTGCTCTCACCAGCGCCTTAGCGAATGGCGGAGGTACGGCATTGCCGCAGCGGGCAATCTGCTTATCCTTCGCGTACTTCACGCCCCGAAAGTCCTGGTCGATGATGGACCAGTACAACAAGAGATAGGCTTTATAAGCTAAACCTCCCGACTGCTGTCACCCTTTGGCTTCATTAAAGCCATTGCTGGGACCCTGAGGAAAGTTCCACTTATGCCCCGTTTTCTCATGTAAACGATCGAGATTTTTATTGATTTGATCGTACACATACTCGTTAACAAATTGAACAAGCTCTACCCATTCATCTCTCCCACCAACATACATACCCAGTTCATAATTCAAGCAAATATCAAACTCTCCACCACCAAACTCTATCTTAATTGAGCTGCTGATGGATTCATGCTCTCCGTTATGTGCGTAACGCTGATTTCTAATTTCCATAAGTTCGCTATGGACATTTTTGAGGTGCTTGGGAACCTTTTTCTCAGAGATGCCGCTTGCTCCGGTTGTGCCTACAAAAAGTCGTGAATAAGTTACGACAAAGGCTGTCGTTAACATCTCATGCTCTAAAGCAGACTCGATTGTGATTTCAAAGCTGGTATTACGAAGGCGCTGATGAATGAAATTGAGGCTGGAGACCGTGGTCATCATCTTCACTAAACGCTGAAGGTTCATGATGTCCCTATCCGCTTTAGCAAGCATCTCATTTCCATAAGATAGGTGACTTTCAAGCTGTTCCCTGATTTCATCCGGGAGGTGCCTAAACGCCTCTTGGCTCAGGTAAAAATTTTTATCGTCTTCCCAAAACAATGGTGTATTTTTCATTAGCAGTCTCGAAGGTACGCTTTACACAATGTTCAAATATGATTTGAATATTCGTGACATCCTAGAATTCTTTTCTTAAAAACTTCAAACAGAATCTACTAGACTAGGCTGCATCAACTAGATTGATTCTTGTTAAGCGGCATACTCCTGTTTAATACCCATGCGCTGGCATGCGGTCTGAAAAATATCTGACTCCTTCTCGATCCCGATGAACGGGCGCCCGAGTTCCTGACAGGCCACGCCGCTGGTACCGCTTCCCATAGTAAAATCAAGCACCACGTCACCGGAGTTGCTGTAGGTTTCGATGATGTATTTCACCAGCGCCAGCGGCTTTTGCGTCGGGTGGAAGTTCCCGGTCTGCTTATCGCTCGAGAAGAACTGAACATCACGCGGGTACCGCTTTGTCGAATCATATTCAGTCAGCATCAGCGCCTTTCCGTAGCACTCCGAATTAACGGTCTTCCGCTTACTGGTTTTGCGGGTATGGCCCTCAGTCATCTGCGGGTTATAAGTCGGCTGCCGCCGGTAAAACACCTCAATATTTTCATGTGCGCGCAGCGGCTGCTTTTTGGCGTTCAGGAAGCCTGTGGCGTTACCTTTCTCCCAGATCCATTCAGAGCGCCAGTCCCGCAAATTGCTGGCGATAAGCACACTGGTAAACGGCTGGGCAGAGAACAGCACGATTGCCGCAGTCGGTTTGGCGATGCGATAAAGCTGTTCCCACATATGCGACAAGTCGAGAACCGAATCCCATCGGCACTGCGTAGTGCCGTAGGGGATGTCAGCACAAACCAGATCGACAGAACCATCTGCCATCGTCGGGAAAATATCGAAGCAATCTGCATTGTGAAGAATTACCTCAGCCATCTCACCCCTCACCGTTGATGCTGATGAGAATGCCAGCGGCGCCCAGCGCCTTGTTGTAATTTTTCTGGCAGTCGATATAACCCTTCGCATAGTCCTCAGAAGCGCCGTAATGGCAAATCAGAAACTCTGAGAGCTGCTTCACTTTCACCTCCCGCGCTTCCAGCTCTGCGACGCGCTGTCTTTGGGCCTTGGCCTCATCGAACAGTTCGCAGGCGTGACGATTCTGCGTCCTAATTCTTTGGTCAAACTCAGCGATCCGCCTCTCTGCGTCTCCAAGCGCTTTTCCCAGACCGGCATTTTTTTGTTCCAGCGATTCGATACGGTCAGCCTGTTGGTTGATGTGGTCGTCCTGCGCTGACCATGCCTTGTCTTTGGCTTCCAGCGCCTTAATCAATTCATCAACAATCCCAGCAGCCTGACGGGCGTATTCAGTGATAACCAGCTCGCACTCAGTCTCAGTGCCGTTCTCACTGGTTGACGTGATGGCGAAATAATCCGAGTCGATTTCGTTATCAGCTAAATGGCGGAGCGTATCCGCTACCAGTTGGCCGTTTTGGATAAGCAGTTCTTGCACCTGTTTGTTGGTCATTGGGCTGCCTCCTGACGAAGTTGGGCGGCGAACTCGATAGCATCGGCCTCGCTGATGTCTGCGTGCATCTCCCGGGCAAACAACTCCACGCCTTGAGCGCGCACTTCAACCAGGAAGGCGTCGGTCTCTTTGAAAGGGTTATCAGTGTTGACGTCGCGGGATACATACATGTTCACTTCTGACACATAATCCAGAGGTACTGAAGCGTAGAGATATTCGTCTTCCTCGTTGACAAACTCTCCGTGGTTTTCGCTGATGTCGGTGAGCAGGCGCAGCATCTGCCCGTTCTCAGCCGCCAGCGCGTCCCGCTGCTTCGTCATCTCGCGCAGCGCCAGGGTGGTGCAGTCCAGACGTTCAGCCAGACGGGAAACAATCTTCGCCATATCGATGATCGCCGTGTCGCTGCTCATCGCCTTCGCAAACTGATGACCAACGGCCACCAGCTCTTTGTTGCTCAGTGAATCACTCATGTGATGCTCCTCGGTGTGTGTAACGTTCCATGTCAAAGTCGATAACAGCCCGCTGGTCGCGGAAGACGCCGCAGCGCCCGTGGCGGATAAGTTTCCCCTGCTCTACGGCAGCCCGGATGTATTTCTCGGCAGTGGTGCGGTGAAGGCCGAAAATGGCGACGACATCGTTTGTCGTTGCGCGGCCATGCTTTTTCACCAGCTCAATAATCCAGGCGATGAACAGGGTGCGCTCGCGTTGAGTTTTTGGTCTTGGCATACTCACTCCCTTCTCACTTCACAGCCCGCAGGTGCGATACGTTCCCGCGATAGCTTGCCCAGTCGAAATTGACCCAGATGCCGCTGTCCATCCGAAGGCGATCTACGACTCGCGCGCCGAGTGTGGCCACCAGCTCGTCGTAATTCAGGTTGCTCAGGATGCCGACCGGTCGCATCGAGGAGAGCCGACGGTCAATAACCTGGTTGATGATCACCTTCTCACCGCTGGAGCCGCGCTGGATGCCAACTTCGTCCAGCACCAGGAGATCGACATTACACAGGTCGTTAAGCAGCGCTGATTCAGACTGTCCGCCGTCGTAGCACTCGCGAACACGGAGCATCAGGTCAGGGATGGTCACCACCAGAACGGAGTGCCCGGCTGCCAGCAGGTGGTTGCCGATCGCCGCTGCCAGATGATTCTTCCCGGTACCCGGTGCGCCGCTGAAGACGAAGCTTGCGAATCCGCCGCCACCAAAGTTTTGCGCGTAGCTCTTCGCCATGCTGTAGGCCTGACGTTGTTCCGGGCCTGACACCTCGTAGTTCGCGAACGAGCAGCTGCGGTGAAGGGCTTGTATTCCGGCACGGCCAAAAATCTTCTCAGACCGGGTGCGCTGGTTTTGCTTCTCGATTTGCTGGCAGTGTTTACGGCCCTCTTCCTGCTGCCATGCCTGCCATTCTGCAACGCTGTTGAATTTCGGCTGCACGCTGGCCGGGATAAACTTCCGCAGGCGCTCTAGCGCGCTGCCGGTGCCGATTGCGTTTTTCATGGTTAACCCCTGAACCCTGGTGGGATGGTGTTATCTGGACGGGAAATGGTGTTGGGATCCCGCGCACCGGACGACGCCGTCACATTCCAGGCTTCCTCGTAGTGCTTCGAGGGGCCAAAGAACGTTGCGGCCTGTTTGACGTACTCGGTGTTAAATTTCCCCGTAGCCCTCACGAATTCGGCGTATCGCCGCGTGCCGTCCAGCAACTCTTGAGCAGTGACTCCTGAGTTAACTCTGGCGTTCCAGGCTTTGCAGGCATCCGCCTTGCTGTTGCCTCCAGCTCGCTTTGGATAAATCGCCCACGCCTGCTCGAACTCATCCGGGTAGGCGTTCTTTTTCGGAGGCGTAGCAACACCGACTTGAGCATCACTCCCTGGGGGTGTGGCGGAGCCATGCCCCGAAGTATTTTCCTGTTCCTGTTCCTGTTCCTGTTCCTGTTCCTGGTTAAGAAACTGTTCAAGAACCCTTTCAGAACCCTTTAGCTTTGAACTGCCGATATGAGCGATCGCATCGGCCATAAGCCGCGCCAGCTCTGACTTCACAGTGGATTTGTCCGGCACCTGAGCAAACAGACGCAGAGCTGCAATGCCCTGGTTTGGATTCTCAATAGGATTCCATCGCATGAAGTTCAGAATAAGCACCCATTTCGATGCAGAATCACGCGTTGCGAAACCGTTTTTAGATAGCTCATCAAACCCTTTCGAAACCCTTTCAGGTATCCAGTTGAGGTCTTCCGAAACGTATCCATCAGGCAGCCGGAAACACCCAATCATGTTTGTGTGTTGGCCAGTGAGCAGGTACAGCGCAAGCAGCCGGGCATCATCAGAAACCCGACGCATTCCATCGCTTATCCAAAAAGACGTATGCACCTTGCCGTAATCACGCATAAAAACCCCTGAATGCTTAAATTGCTGTCAGTTCGTCAGTTCTGGCGGAGTGCTTAAAGACGATCTCGACGCACAACAAAACGCATTCCTGACAGATTGAGACGCCATCCCCAATGATGAGAGCGCCGGCAACTTCGACATTTGTCTTTCCGCAAAAAGAGCATCTATGGGTTGGCTGGATGTTTACCTTGGTACTTGTTGCTGACATACTTACCTCGCAATTGTTAGTCGCATTTGCATCAGAAAGCCGTTGGTGTTCGCGCACCGCGGCTTTCGCCATTTTTAACTCCGTCATACAACCCCCAGCATCGTTGTAACCATCGCCATAAGCGGTGCAACCGAATCCGGCCCATCCAGGTAGAACCTCGCCACGATGCTTTCGCTGATCTCCTTCAGGCGCTCGTGCTTTGGCGCTCTTAAAATCACAGCCTGGATTGCTTCGGCATCTTCTTTAACCGCTGCGGCTATGCGCACAGAGGCGCAATCGCTTTTAACCACGCGATCACGGAAAGCCAGCGGCAACACTGAAAGGATGACCGGCTCCAGCAGCTCGACGTTCGCCCGGTAGACTGAAGACTTCTCCTTGTTATCCAGCCAACGAAACAGCTTCACATTCCATACGTCGGCATTGCAGCTGGTGTCTATTCCTACCAGTCCCGCCTCTTCAACCGCTTCTTTGATTGCCAGGGCTACAGCCACACGCCCTTCTGCTGCCGCCCAGGCGCGAACGGCAGAACAGATGGCGCGGTGATCAATCTTTTGGTCATCCCTCTCATTCTGGTGAAACGAGAATGTCAGGCGCTCTGCTGGCGCTCTGTTATTCTGTTGAAAAGAAAGTGTTTGCATGATTAGTGCTCCTGACGCGGTAAACCATCGGTTGGGTTTGGGTAGGCCACTGGATCAATTTCGTGGGGCGTTACAGCCCAGTTGAGGACTTTGCAAAGAGGGACAACACGTCCCGCAGGGACTTTCCCTTGGCTCATCCATTTGCTTACTGCCTGAGATGAAATGCCAAGCTGCGCACCAATGTCGACACGCGACATGGTATTGGTGATTTTTTCTTTAAGTGATTTGTTCATTGGGCCTCCTGTCAGTGGAATGACATGAGGATACTCAACGAAACTTTAAGTTGCAAGAAAAACGAAACAAATAGTTGGAGTGCTAGGCGAAACCAAAGGTTGTAAAATAACAATATGAATAAAGTCGCTCATCCCGTATTCGCAAAAAGAATCAAACAGGTCATGACCGAAAATGGCTGGAATATGGCCGATCTCGCAAAACAGGTCATGCTCTCCCATACGGCTGTCCAAAACTGGTCAAAGGGAAAAACAGTGGCCAGTGGCGAACGTCTGAAACGCCTTGCAGCTGTTTCACGTAAGCCCGAGCACTGGTTCTTTATGGATGAGGATGGGGATGCAGAGAATGTCGTGCTAACCACCAGCGCACGCAGAGAGCTTGACGAAAAAGAAGAGGCTTTATTATCCCTCTTTAACCAGTTGCCTGAGGCAGAAAAGCTGCGCCTCATACTGCATACAAAGACCGTGTTACACGAAATTGATCTTCTCAAAAGTGATGTGTTTGACATCATCCACAATCAGCAAAAATAACAAGCCATAGTTTCTCTCCAAAATGAGACACCCGCCTGAGGTGTCTTTTTTTATACTCAAACGAAACTTTTTGTTTCTTCTGCTTTACATGCGAAACTTTAAGTTGTAGTCTTCAATGCATCGACAACAAGCGCAGCGTTGTCAGGTTAAAGAAATGTTCCGCCAGCCTGGCGACAAGGGCAAACAGGTGATTGAGATGAAAATTAATCCAGCAGTACCAAACAGCGGTCGCGCCGTTCCAATGCGTAATCAGCGTACCGGCGCAGCATGGCTGGTCTCTTTTAACTACAGCGAAGGCATGTACTGGCACGAACCGCAGGGAAATCTGCGCCACATCCGTCGACCGTATGCCTCACGCAATATTGAACCGCACCTGGTTCCGGCAGGGACGCACTAATGGGCACCTTATTCGCACTCGTCCTGACCATCGGCATGACCAATGGTGAATTTCAGGATGTCGTTCTCGATGTCTATAACAGCCAGCAGCAATGCGAGCAGGCCGCTATCGAACAGAAGGTTTCTGGAGATTGCTACCCGGTAGAACGGATCGTCCGCAGTGACGAAGTGCCAGCGGAAACCACGGTTAAGTTCTGAGGAGATGATGATGCAGAAGACATGCGCGTACTGCCGCAAAACTATCGAGCAAGGGAAAGAAGTTAAAAACGTATTGATCTTCATCCGCGGCGCCCAGCTGGCGCGCGAACAACGTAATTACTGTTCTACGCGTTGCGCTTCGTACGACCAGATGGCCCACGAAGCCTAACGTAAAACCCGCGCAAGGCGGGGTCTACGTCCGGTGCCACCGACCAAAGTACACCGGAAAACTACTCAAAACCAAAAACACACCCAATGGGCGCTATCTCTGGCCCGGGGATCTTACATCCAAAAATGAGGATCTGACATGGAATTTTTCTACTTGGTTAAGGCCACTCAGAAGTCAGGGAAGCCTGACGCTGTAGTGTGGCTCTCCGCCAATACCCAATCACGAGCTGCGTTGCAGCTGGATGTCGCGCTGGAAGATGCTGGCATTGAAACTGGCCGCGGTAAAGACTACGCCAAGCCTGTACGCACCGATATGCCGATTGTTGACGACCTGCCAGAAGAAGGCGTGATTGATTACACCTGGTGCGAGCGTTACACCCTGGCAGAAGACCAGCGCACCTGGAACGTGATCCCGGGTGCCGCCTCTCAGAGCGAAACCACCATCGCCCCGGACAGCGCCACCAGCGATGTGGATCTCTCTGATGCGCCGGTAATACCTTTCAGCTCTACGTTGTTGGCAAACCGCACCCAGGCTGTACGCTTCGCCGTCCATATACTGGGTGACAAATATCTTTCGGAGATCAGCCAGGAGCAGCAGATCGTCGCAAACGAATTAGCGATGGATGAGGGAAATATTTACTTCCAGAACCTGCTGCAGGCCAAAAATGATGTTCCTGATTTGAGCGAGCTGTCTGGGCATGCTGAGTGGAAATTGGTCCAGGCCATCAAAGACGTTTTCCCTCAGGACGAAGTACACGAACCGGCGCAGATGGCCGCCTTAATGTCGAGCTGGATTAAGGCAGAAGCTGGTGATCGCAATCAGCTGGTTGAAGACTGGAAGAGTGGAAAGCTCCCGGCCAAGGATGAGCCTGATTACTGGTATGAGAATGGCCTGCGGGTCCATAAAACCGGTGATGAGTTTACTCGTTATCCAGTATGCAAACTGTCGTTCCGTCAACAACTGCTGGCTCAACTGATGGTGGATGAACTGCGCCATCACGTCACCCGCGGTGAACATGCGGAACTGCATGCGCTGGAGATGGAAACCGACAATAGCTATGTCCAGACGCTTCTGCTTGCTGCTGAAAGCTGCCCAGAGTTGAAGGATTTCGATACCAAGGCCCTGTGGAGCTATACCGACGCGATCCGAAAAGTATTCAGCATGGATAAACGCCATGAACTGGCTCTGGTCCTCCGCTTCACCAGAATCTGGGTGTCTACTGAGGCCAGTGACCACGAAACCCTGACCAGTGAATGGGCTCCCCGCAGCCGCATTGATGGTGTTGGTGTTCCACAAGACCAGAAATCCGAAGAGCCACAACCTGCCGAACCCTATAAGCGCGCGGTGCCGCAGAACATGGCGAACCTGAGCATCGAAATCGCAATTGCACAGCTGTACCCGGATGCCGTACCCGGGAAAATTAACCGTGCTCAGCTCATCGCGGCTAAAGAGCTGGCTGACAAAAAAGATGAGGCCCACGCCAAAGCACTCAAGGTTCTTGGCAAAACCACGGACATTCTCGACTACGACGCCAACAGCATTTTCGGCGTGACCCGCGCCATTTCATGGACTAGCGAGGATAGCACCACGGAACTGCGTAGCCAGGTGCGCGAGTGGTTCACTGCGAACGGCATTTATGAAAATGGCGCGCGTTCAAAAGGCTACCCCGAATGGGATGAAGATTCCCGTGCGGGCCGTCAGGTAGTGGAGGAAGCGCCAGCAGCCACTAATCAGCCGCAGGTCGCGAACCTCGGCGGCGGCGTGTTCTCTATCGAGGGCTTGATGGGTACAAATAATGACCCGGTCATCAATACCCCCTCAAACGCAGTCGAAAAAACGGAAACAGTAACGGAGATCACTAGCGATGTGCAGATGGAAGAGACTCACCCGCAGGAAGGAGAAGCTGGTGACGCGTTACCACCAGGCGAAAGCGCTGATGCAGCTGATCCGCAAACAGATGCCCTGAACCCGGCAGAAGCTCTGGCCGCCGCCGTGCCAGAGATGGCGAACGCCACGCAGCCGGAAGTTACCACCGAAGCGCCGGAGGAAACCGCCAGCGCACCGGAATACTCGGCGTACTTCGAACCGGGCCGCTATGAAGGTCTGCCGAATAACGTCTACCACGCAGCGAACGGGATCAGCAGCACCCAGGTGAAAGATGCCCGAGTCAGCCTGATGTACTTCAACGCGCGCCACGTCGCTAAGACCATCACGCGCGAAGGCTCCAAAGTGCTGGATATGGGTAACCTGGTGCATGCGCTGGCGCTGCAGCCGGAAAACCTCGATGAGGAGTTCAGCGTGGAGCCGGTGATCCCGGAAGGGGCATTCACCACCGCGGCGACCCTGCGTTCCTTTATCGATGCGCATAACGCGAGCCTGCCAGCGCAGCTGAGTGCCGACGACATCAAGGAGCTGCTGGATGAGTACAACGCCACCCTGCCCGCGCCGGTGCCGATGGGCGGCAGCCTGGAAGAAACAGCTCAGAGCTATATGACGCTGCCAGCTGAATTCCAGCGTATCGAGGCCGATCAGAAACAGACTGCGGCCGCGATGAAAGCCTGTATCAAAGAGTACAACGCCACCCTGCCCGCGCCAGTGAAAACCAGCGGTAGCCGTGATGCGCTCCTCGAGCAGTTGGCGATCATCAACCCTGATCTGGTGGCACAGGAAGCGCATAAACCTGCACCGCTGAAAGTATCCGGTACCAAAGCGGAGATGATCCAAGCGGTGAAGTCCGTTAAGCCGGATGCGGTATTTGCTGACGAACTGCTGGATGCGTGGCGCGAGAACCCGGACGACAAGATTCTGGTTACTCAGAAGCAGATGCAAACGGCGCTGGCCATTCAGAAAGCACTTCACGAGCACCCGACTGCCGGCAAGCTGCTGTTGCACCCTTATCGCGCTGTTGAGACGAGCTATTTCGGTATAGATGAGGAGACCGGGCTGGAAATCCGCGTGCGCCCGGATCTGGAAATCGACATCGACGCGGTACGTGTGGGCGCCGACCTGAAAACCATCAGCATGTGGAACGTGAAACAGTCCGGTCTGCGCTCTCGACTGCACCGCGAAATCATCGACCGCGATTATCACCTCAGCGCGGCCATGTACATGAACACCGCGGCGCTGGATCAGTTCTTCTGGATTTTCGTTAACAAAGACGAGGGTTATCACTGGATCGCCATCGTTGAGGCCAGCGAAGAACTGATTGAGCTGGGCATGCTCGAGTATCGCCAGACCATGAACCGTATCGCTAACGCTTTCGACACTGGCGTGTGGCCAGCACCGATCACCGAAGACTACACCGACGAACTGAACGACTTCGACCTGCGCCGCCTTGAAGCGCTGCGTACTCAGGCATAAGGGGAATAATGATGGAAAACATGAATATCGTAACCGCGGAGCAGCAGGCTCCAAACACTATCTCTGCCAGCAACGCCATCTTCAATGTGCAGGCATTAACCCAGCTGCAGGCCGTTGCCGGTTTAATGGCCCAGGCAGCCGTAACGGTTCCTGAACATCTTCGCGGCAACCCAGCCGACTGCATGGCCATCATCATGCAGGCTATGCAGTGGGGGATGAACCCGTACGCGGTGGCGCAGAAAACGCACCTGGTCAACGGCGTGCTGGGCTACGAGGCGCAGCTGGTAAACGCGGTGATCTCCAGTTCAAACGCCATTGTGGGCCGCTTCCACTATGAGTACGAGGGCGATTGGTCGAAATGCGCCAGCATGCGCGAAGAGATCGTTAAGAAGCCAGCGAAAGGCGGCGGTACGTACGACAAAAAAGAAATGGTACGCGGCTGGACCAGTGCTGACGAGCAAGGCCTGTCTGTTCGTGTGGGGGCTGTCATTCGAGGTGAGAGTGAGATCACCTGGGGCGAACCGGTATTCCTGTCCAGCGTGATTACGCGTAATTCTCCCCTGTGGATTTCGAATCCTAAGCAGCAGATCGCATATCTGGCCCTCAAATACTGGGCGCGCCTGTACTGCCCTGCGGTCGTACTTGGCGTGTATACCCCGGATGAAGTCGAGCAGCGCACCGAGAAAGAGATCAATCCGGCCCCAGTCCAGCGCGTGAGCCTGGCTGATATCAAAGGTGACAGCGTAACAACCACCCTCAGCGCGCAGGAATCAGCCACCAACATTGACGCTATGGCTGATGATTTCCGGGATCGCATTGAGGCCGCGCAGGACGTAGATAACGCCAAAGCAGTTCGGGCCGATATCGAAACTGCCAAGAACACGCTGGGTTCGGCCCTGTACACCGAGCTGAAAAACAAGGCCGTGAAGCGTTATCACCTGGTGGATGCACGCAACAAGGTTGAGGCGGCGATCAACTCCCTGCCGCAGCCCGGAGAACCGGATGGTGCCGAGCGCTTCGAGGAAGCTGAACGAGTGCTGGCGTCGGCAAAACGTCATCTGGGCGACGAGCTGCACGATAAGTTCAGCATCACCCTGGCAGATATGAAACCGGAATACGTGGCCTAAGGGAGGCGGGAGGGTTCGCCCTCCCGGCAGAGAAATTATGCGATTAATCAACCGCAGCACACAGTCACCGCTGGCGCGTAAAGCCTGCGACATTGCCCTGGCGGCCCACGCAGAACGCTACGGCAATTACGGGCGCAGCCGGATGAAAGAGACGTACACGGTACGAGTTGAAGGGGTAAAGGTGTGGGTGGAGGTGGTGAACCGCAAGGCGAGTTACGTGGCCACGGCGATGACCGGCATGCGCCGCCTGCGATCCTTGCCCGGGCAGATCGCCTGATATTGAAATATCAATGTTTAACAACCGGCATCTTTATAATGATGTCGGTTACCTGAGGTGAAAGATGGCACAGGTGATTTTTAACGAAGAGTGGGTGGTTGAAGCGAAGCTGTGTGAGAGAACGGGACTCTCAAAGCGGCAGGTAACCTGCTACCGCGCTCATCGCTGGATCGAAGGTATTCATTTTAAGCGTGTAACCCAGACTGAAGGAGATAACAACTCTCCGCGGGCGACACTTTGGTACAACTTCCCAAAGATAAACAGTTTCGTTCAGGAGCAGTGACGTGGCGCCAACGGGTGTTGAAATTCACAATGGCAAGATTCGGATATGGTTCATTTATCGAGGGGTTCGTTGCCGGGAAACGCTTAAAGGCTGGCTGGTGACGAACGCCAACCTCAAAAAAGCAGGCCAGCTCAGAGCGAAGATCACCAGTGATATCCAGATGGGGATATTCGATTATGGCCTGCAGTTTCCTGGCTCTAAGGCAGCAAAAAAATTCTCAACTACGTTGAGGATTAGTACCTTCCAGGAACTTTGTGATGAATACAGCGGAACCAAAGAGCTGGAAATGTCCTACGCATCAGCGCGGAACATGCATTCCATCATCAAGATTCTGCTGCGGATCGTTGGTAGCGAAACCCTGATTACCGATATTCAACAGATAGACATTCTGAGATACCGGAAGGAGTTGTTGCTGGGGGATGTACGCAATGATGTTGTGCCACATCTGAATAAAACGGGCCGTGCACCGGCTACGGTAAACGAGCAAATCCGCACGCTTTGCGCCATGCTGAAATTTGCCAAACGTAGCCACATTATTACCAACAGCCCTTTTGAAGATATTCCTTCTTTGAAACGGCCGCGGAAAGCACCGGATCCATTCACGATGGAAGAATACGAGCGATTCATTTCGGTGTTACCGACTTCAGTTGTTAACTTATGGAAACTGGCCTTTTACGCTGGTCTTCGTCATGGGGAGCTGTGCGCACTTGGATGGGATGATGTTGATCTGGTCAATGGAAAAATTCACGTCAGTCGGAATCTGAACAACTATGATCAGTTCGGGCCGCCTAAAACGTCCGCCGGAGAACGCACGATCACATTGCTGGAGCCAGCCCTCGAAGCATTAAGAGATCAGTTCCATCTGACCGGTGCAGACCAGACGACAGAAATCACATTTAACCATCGTGCGTATGCGAGCACTGAGCAGCAGCACGTACGGTTTGTGTTTCGTCCCGTAATTAAATTTGCCGTTCCGAATCCCTATTATTCAAAAAACGCGCTGGGCTATAGCTGGAAGCAGGGACTAAAAAAAGCGGGAATACGCAGTCGTGTGCCTTATCAGTCTCGCCATACTTACGCGTGCTGGTTGTTGTCTGCAGGAGCGATCCCCTCTTTCATCGCCAGCCAGATGGGGCATACTGATGCCAGTATGGTGTATAAGGTTTACTCGAAATGGATGTGTGATAAAGACCGGGATCAGGTGGAGCTTTTAAACAGCAAATTAGGCTAA